GCATCGGCCTGGTCGGCATGTCCCGCCGGGCCACCCGCTTCCGGATCGCGTGGCGCAACGCCCGACAGCGCGCCGCCCGCTACCGGGCCCGGCTCGCCGCCGCCGAGGCCCGCGTCACCGAGCTGGAGCAGGCCCTCGCCGACGCCGACGCCACCCAGCTCCACACCGACGGCGCCTGCGAGGCCGTCCAGCGAGCCGAGACCGCCGAGGCCGCCATCGACGGCGCCCTGCCCGATCTCCGCCGCGCCATCGACAGCATGCCCACCACCTGCCGCTACCACGGCGACCGGCTCGACCCCGACCAGTACGGCCGGATGGTCCGCTCCGAAGCGTGCTGCGACACCGGAGTGGCGCCCCGCCGCGCCCGTGAGGCTCGCCGAGCCATCGACCGCCTCGCCGCCCTCGACGAGCCCACCCAGCAGCCCACCGACACCACCCAGGAGCAGCCGTGACCCGCATCTTCTACGACACCGAGTTCCTCGAGGACGGCCGCACCATCGACCTCATCAGCATCGGCATGGTCCGCGAGTCCGACGGAGCCGAGCTGTACCTCGTCAACCGCGACATGCCCGTGCGGAAGATCCGCAAGCACCCGTGGCTGATGAAGAACGTCGTCCCCAGCCTGCCCCGGCCCCACGGTGACCGACGCAACCACATGCCCCAGTCGTGGCTGTTCGACTACTGCGACCCCCTGGTCAAGCACCGCGACCACATCGCCGCGGAGGTCCGCCGCTTCATCACCGACACCCCCAACGCCGAGCTATGGGCCTGGTACGGCGCCTACGACCACGTCGCCCTCGCCTGGCTGTACGGGCCGATGAGCGACCTCCCCGCCGGCATCCCGATGTGGACCAACGACATCCAGCAGGAAGCCCACCGACTTGGCAACCCGCAGTTGCCCGAGCAGCCGGACGGCGTGCACAACGCGCTGGCCGACGCGCGCCACAACCTGGTGCGCGCCCAGTTCCTCGACCGGCTCGCCGCCCGGCAGACCAACGCCTGACCCACCCCCGCCGGGGCACCCACCCGGCGCCCCGGCCCGCACCCGACCGCAAAGAGGCCCCCATGACCGGGCCCGAGCCGGACAATGTCGCCGCCGAGCGGGAGCAGGCGCACCTCGACCTCCACCACCGCGTCGCCGTCCCGCCGACCGAGACCATCACCCCGCCCGAGGAGTACCTGTGAGCATCGCCCCCACCCAGACCTACCGCAGCGCCGACCCCCGCGGCGGGCCCCGCATCCGCATCGAGAAGTACACCCCCGGCCACGCCCACGCCTGGGTGAGCGACGCCGACACCGGCAAGCGCGCCCGCTGGGTCCTCGTCCGGTCCCTGCACCAGACCCCCACCACCCGCACCGGGCAGCCCCGCCGTACCGGCTACATCCGGGAGGACGCGTGACCGGCCCCACGTCGATGCCGACACCACTCAGGAGCACACCGTGATCGGACGTCTCGTCACCGTACTCACACGTCTCGCCTGCCGCATCGGCCACCACTACTACCTGTCCACCGGCTGCCTCCACGACCAGCACGACTACTGCCAGAACACCCGAGGACAGGCCGGACCCAAACAGCCGGCCGCCTGCAAGTTCTGCGCTGCGCCCTGCATCTGCACCTGCCACCGAACCACCTGACCGCCGGGAAGGGAGCCCCGTGACGCCGCGCACCCGCAGCCGCCTCCAGGCCGCAGCCCAGCAACTCGCCGAACCGCCACCGGTGCACCTGCGCGGACAGACCGCCATCCCGCTCACGTGGCAGCAAGACGCGCTGTGGGGCGAACCAGCGCTTCCCGCCCGGCCCAGGGAGAGTCCCGTCCACCGGGCGCCGCAGCGGCAACCCACCGCCAGGCCGCGGCGGGCCATGCACTGGTACGACCTCGCCGCCCGCCCGGCGACCCGGCCCCGCGCCAGTTACACCCGCGGCCGGCACGTCACCGAAGTCTCCATCACCGGGCCGTACCTTTGAGCGCATCCCGGCAAGGGGCCCGGCAGTAGGATCACCCGAACCACACGAGGGGGCCTCATGGGCAAGCTACGGACACTCTGGGCGGAAGCCCCGTCGGCGACCAAGAAGGTCACCTACATCGCCATGCCCATCGGCCTGGTACTCGCCGGCATCGGCCTGATCGGCGACGCCTACGGCTGGTGGGAGGGACGCTCCTACCTCACCAACGTGCTCTCCAGCTTCACCGGCTTGTGCTTCGCCGTGCCGTTCGCCCTGCTGATACTCAACTACCTGGCGGAACCGCACGCCGAGGCCGCGCAGCGCCGGGCAGCTTGGCGCACGGCCACGGCAACCGTCGCCCTGTATGACCACGCACGGGCACGCCTGCACCTCATGTGCGAGGAACTGGAGTGGCTCCAGGGCCCTGACCGGCCGTCGGACCCCGTCGAGGCCCATGCACGCGCCCAGCAGGTGATCCTGAACCACTGGAGGGACATCATGGCGTGGCGCAACTCGTGGATCCGCCTCCGCGACACGGTGCGCCCCCTTCTCCAAACGAACGATGCCGACCTGTACGTCACGATGGACGCGGACGACTTCGACGGTCTGCTGCGTGGGGCGTACGAAACTGCCGACGGCCTGACGCGAACTTCACCTGACAGCGCCGCTGCACCGACCGAAGCCGTTGCGTACTGGCACAACACGATGAAGTTCCTCATCGGGGTCCACGTGTACCCGGTCGAGGACCTCAAGCCGACGGGATAGTCCCCGTCGGCTGGCACGCCGGATACACCAGGGCGGACTGCGGAACACCGAAGGGCCATTCCGGCCAGGCCTCTACCTTCATGGCTGGATCGGGTGCATGATGCGGGTGTGGCCGCCTCCACCGGGCCCCCTTGGTGGGCGACCCTTCGGCCCCGCCCTTGTGCTGCCGCGCGGGCGGGGCCGCGCCGTCCCTCCCGGCCTCCCCACGGGAAGGCAGGCGCACGTCCGTACAGACGACGACGCCCCCTGCCCTCGGGAGGGCAGGGGGCGGTTCCGCCATGCCGTGCGGCCGTGGCGTCCTTGGCCCCTGCTCAGCGCCTGGCGCTCGCGGGCGTGGACTCGTCAGGCAGGCGAGGCGCCGGGACCCTCTGGACGTTGCCTCGCGCCGCTCTCTTCAGGTCCGCGTCCAGGTCGTACTCAGGGTGCAGAGCGGCGGCCGCGCGCAGCGCCTCCCGGAACCCATCGACCCTGTGGTACTCCCTCAGCACCCACGCCGGCACGGTGCCGATCCGCGTGGCGGCTTGCTTCAGCGTGCCCCCGGACGCGACCGCGGCGACGACTTCCTGCCGCGCCCTGGCGTCCCGCACGGCCGGGCCCGACGAGGGCCGCACGACCGTGCTCGACGGTCGCTTCCCCCTACCAGCGGCGCACGCTGCCTTGACCTGCTGCTCCGCCTCGGGAACCCGCCGTCGAACCCGGCTCAGCCAGGAGGCGTTCGAGCCGACCGCGGCCAGAGCGTCGCCCACCGTCGCCCCCTCCTCCAGCAGAGGGAGCAGCCGGGCCAGGCGGGCCCGGTCCTGCTGGACGGTGTCGGCCTTCCTCTCCGCCCGCGCATCGGCCCGGGAGGACCGGCGCCGTTCTGAGCCTTTCCGGGCCGCCGCGCGTGCGGCGGCCCGCAGGTCCCTGCGGCGCTCCCGCGCCTCGGCCAGAGCGCGCGCCACCCATAGGTCACCCCTGGCCTGGTCGGTGAGCCACTGCCTGCCGACCCCTGCCGCGGCCAGGAACCCCTCCACGTCGCGGTCCTCGGCAATCTCCACGAGGGCCTGCTCGACCACCCGCCGCGTCGCGGCGGCCTGCGCCTGCACGGCGGCCTGCGCGAACTCGCCGTCGTCGAGCAGCACCCGCAGACGGGCCGCGGCGATCCCCGCCCGCGTCGACGCCGCCTTCAAGGTCGGGGCGCCCTGCGCGAGCGCTTCGAGCAGGCGCCGCTGCTCGACCACGCGGGCAAGGGCCTCCGGGCCCCGGCTGACGGCCAGCTCGACATCCGCGAGCCTGGGCGCCATCATCCGCCACGCCTCAGCCTGCGGGTCACCGCCCTCGCCGGTGGCGACGGCGACCAGGTGCGCGACGACCTGGCGTACCAGGCGCTTGTCGTCCGCCGCAGCGAGTAACGCGGCCACGCGCGGGTTGATCGCTGCCATCGACCGAACGCGCTTGCTGGTGGTCCCGGCGCGGCGCGCTGCTTCCACGAGCGGGACACCGGCCCCGAGCTGCTCGATCACCACCTCCAGGGTTGCCGGGGGCAGCGGGTTGCGTCGCGCGCGCAGGACCCGCGATTCGGTGTTGTGCGCCTCGGTGCAGGCCGGGCAGCGGCCTTTGTTGCGCCAGCCGAGCGGGGTGCCGCACCCCCGGCCCGCCGCCACACACGCCAAGCCGGGCGCAGCAGCAGCCTCGGTCACCGCTTCTTACCTCGTGTCGCGGGCCGGGGCTGTGCGGCCTGCCCGCGACACGAGGCGGCCGCAGCGTGGGCTGCCGCCTGGTCCGGGAACGCCATCGCCAGGCCCGGTACCTCCTGGGCGACCCGAGCCACGACGGCCCGGTGCCAGGAGGCCGGCCAGCCGGACTCGGGGTGCGCGGCGTGGTACTCGGCGTCGTCCCGGTAGGTGATGACCCCGGGCTCGGGGAGGTCCAGCAGCTTCTCGATGAGCTGGGACACGTACTCGCCGGTGCGGGCCTCCAGGTCCTCGATGGCGAGGCGGACGCCGTCGGGGATGGCGTACTTGCCCGCCTCCCAGTGCCGGACGGTGCGCGGGGAGACCTCGAGGTGGTGGGCGAGCCAGTCGCCGGTCAGGCCCAGGAACTCGCGGACGACCTTGAACTCGGCCGGGTTCATGCGCTCGTCCTCGGGCATGCCGGGCGGGTCGGTGTACTGCATGACGAGTCCTCTCAAAGGGGTAAGGCCCGCGCCCGGTGGAAGGGCGCGGGCCTGGGGCGGCAGGGTCAGGCGCGGCGGACCTTGACGGTGTAGCCGGTGTCAACGTCGTCCCAGTCTCCGACGGTCTCCCAGCCGGCCGCCTGGAGGGCCGTCTCGGCGGCCTTGACCATCGCGTCGTGGTCGGCGTCCAGGGAAAGCGGCAGGGACGTCGACGGCATCACCTCGGAGGTGTAGCCGTCCTTCTCGTGGTTGAGGATCATGACCTCGGGGCCGTTGTCGTGGACGAGGATGCCAGCCTGCACGCCCAGCCACGCGATGTCCTCGGAACCGTCGTCGTTGGTCGCGTCGGCGTCGTGGGCCTGGGTGGTGTCGTGCTTCTCGACGGCCGCCCAGTAGGCGGTGTCCTCGATGTCGTCGATGCTGTTCAGCGGCCCGTCGTGGTTCTCGATCAGGTCCTCGACGATGGCGTCGATGTCGAAGTCGTCGATGTGGTCGCCGAGGGTGAGGGAGACCTGGTAGGCGAGGTCGGTGCGGTTCATGGCCGGGTCCTTCCGGTGGGGTCTGGGGCTGTTCCCCTGACCTCGTGACTCCACTATAGCTTCCTACTTTAGGAAGGCGCAAGGGTCTTTGCTGCACCCCGCACACCCCTTGACAGCACCCGGCCCCCCGTGGCGACACGCCAGCGCTACCCCGCGTCGAGGATGCCGAGCTCCGCGTCCGGCCTGCACACCTCGCACGCCGCGACACCCTCCACCAGCGCCTGCCGCGCCGTCGCCTCCGAGACGCCCGGCGCTTTCCGGGCGAGGCCGCAGTCGCCGAGGTGCACTTTGACAGGGGAGCGGCCGGCATCGAGGCCGCGCTGGATCCGGTAGTCCGGCTCGGGCGCCGGGACGGCGCGCTGCCGGGCGGCCTGCTCGGCACGGAGCTGGGTGATCCGCGCGTCGACCTGCGCGAGGGTGAGCTGCAGCCACGTGCGCAGCACCTCAAGACGGGGCAGATCGGGCGGAAGCTCGGACATGCGTTCGATTCTAGTGGCGCGGTCCGGCCCCAGCACGCGAGGGCCCACCCGTCAGGCGCCCGCCCCCGGCTCGGCGTGCCGGACGCGCCGTTTCAGCTCCGCCTCCACCAGCGACCGCGGCTCCCCCAGCTCGGCCGCGACCTCCGTGATGCGGTCCTGCACCGGATCGACCGCGCGCCGCCACTCCTCCCACGCCGACTGCCACACCGCGTGCTGCTCGGGCGTCCACCCTTCCCCGGCGGTCGGCCGGCCGTGGGCGGCGGACACCTCGGCGACGCGGGCGCGGAGGGCGTCGGCGCGCTGCTGCGCCTCGATGAGGTCGGCGGGGAGTTCGATGGCCACGACCGGATCCTAGGTCGGCGGTCTGGGCGGTCCGGGGCGGGGCGCGCCGGGGCGCAGAACGGCCCGGCGTCCGCATCTGCGGTGCCGGGCCGGTTCATGCCCCCAGGTCGGGTCGGTACCACCCTGCCGGCGTGCCGGGAGGCGCGCATCGGAGTGATTCCAGCCGGGAGCAGCAGAGAGAGCCAAACGACCGGGGACCGTAGTGCCAACTGCCACAAGTCGAGAGCCGCTTGTGCCTAAGCGTTAGGAGTTGCACCCAGTGTCTAGTTACAGATGGGTTGCGGAAGATGATCGGTTGGTCTGCTTCGAATCTCCGAATGGAGGCCAGAACCCTGCACACCTTGCGCGGGCGGACAAGACAACACGCCACCACGACGACGTTCTCGCTCAGGCGACCTCGGACATCAACGAGATCCTGGACAGGGTGCGCCGCGAGAACCGCGACGATGAGGTCGAGCCCAGCTTCATCTCTCTACCCGGTGGCTTGATGCTCGTGTGGGCCAGGGTCAAGCACCCGGTAAGCCCGGACAGCAGCCCGGAGGACATCGCCCGGGTTCTCGGATTGAAGGTGCAGGACGTCTCAGGCTAAGGCCACCGCCCGCGCCTGGCCGCTGCCGGCCCTGTCGGGGTTGCTGACAGTGACGACCGCCGGGGTTCTACCGGCCGGTAGGGGTCTCGGCCCCGCGCACGGAGCAACCCCAACCCCCTTGGCGGTCACAGAGCGTTCCGGTAGTCGGTGTTCGCGTCGTCCGGCACCACGATGTCGTCCACCGACAGGACCCCGAGCCGGATCGCGACCGCGACCGCGTGCGTACGGTCGCTGGCCCGCAGCTTCCGCAGGATCGACTGCATCTGCGATTTCACCGCCTCATGGCTGACGCCGAGCGCGCGGGCGATGCTCTGGTTCGTCCGGCCGTTCGCGGCGAGCCGCAGCACCTGCACCTGCCGGCCTGTCAGGCCCGTACGGGGATCGTCGGTACGCCGCGGCAGGGCGCGCAGCCGGGCCACGCACGGGGCGGGCCCGCCACCAGCCGGTGACGGGCCCGCAGAACCACGCCTGGTCACGCGTCCTCCAGGACGTCCCCGGCGCGCCGGGGCTGGCCGGTGCGGGTGGCAGCGGGCTGGGCGGCGGCCGGGGCGGTCCGGACCGGGCTCAGGTGCCGCTCGGCCGGGGGGTCGGTCTGCGTCCACCCGTGGAGCTGGATGACGACCGCGAGTTGCTCGGCGGCCTGGGCGCGGGTGATGCGTGTCGGGTCGCCCTGCCACTGCTCAACGAGGGCGTGCGCGCGGGCGATGGCCCGGCGGTGAAGGTCGAGCTCGGCGGCCATCAGTGGGTCTCCTCGACGGTCTCGGCCACGGTCGTGGCGATGGTGACCACGCGGTACTCGTACTGCGGGTAGAGCGCGCGCATCTCCACGAGCCGCTGGTCGGCCCTCTCGCGGTCCGCGTAGGTCCACCGGAGTCCGGTGAGCGGGTGCCCCTGCCGCCACGTGATCTCGCCCTTGCTGCGGTGCTCCAGGCGGTACGAGAGCCGGGCCGTCGGCGGCAGGACGACCTCGACGGGCCGGGCGGCGGTCGCGACGTTGCAGCCGGGGCAGTCGCCGACGTGCTCGGGGTCGTCGCTGCCGTCCGCGACCACGTGCGTCTCCACGGCCGGCCCGTCGGCGACCGAGGCGGTGGCGAGCTGGGCGTCGAAGCAGCCCTTGCAGTGCCGGTCTCCGCACGGCTGGCCCTGGCGGTGGGCGGCGGCGATGCGGTCCAGCTCAGCGCGGATCTCGGGGCTCTTGACGATGCCGTCGGCGATCCAGAAGGCGAGCTTCCAGGTGTCGACGCTGAGGTTGATCTCCTGGGCGAGGAGGTGCTTGAGGCGGTCGTCGGCGGGTGGGTAGCTGGGCACGGTGTGTCTCCTTGGGGTGGTGGTGTGGTGGGGTGGGTGCCGGGCCGCCCCCCGATAGCGCCGGGGGGCGGCCCTTCGTGCGTGCGGGTCAGAACCGCCACCAGCCGTCGTAGCCGGGCGGGACGGCCGGGTACGCGGCGAGCATCGGCCGCAGCACCTCCAGGTGCTGCTCCATCACCTCCGGGATCTGCGCGCCCCAGTAGCGGGCGCCGTCCCACCTGCCCTCGCACTCGCCGCCGAACCGGCCGTCGTCGTGCCGGGCCAGGAACTCGACCGCGCTGGTGGGGAGGGGGCGCTGGATGTCCCAGAGGTGGCCGATGCAGGCGACGGTGAGACCGTTGCGGCGCCGGTACCAGACGGCGTTGATGCGGGCTTGGGCTGGGTCCTGGGTGTGGAGGCTGGTGAGGTCGACGGCGTAGGGCCGGCGGGAGATCAGGAATCGGTCCTCGCGGATCACGGTGTGGGTCTCCTTCGAGCGCTGAACAGATGGGCGATGGCGAGGGTCAGAACGGCCGCGACTCGACGCCGCCCCAGCCCGCGCCGCTGCGGCGCTTGGGGTTGATGCCGGCGAGCTCCATACGTCGCTTCGTCAGCCGCGTGTCGGTCCGCATCCACTGGCGGCAGCCCTCCGTACCGCAGTCGGCGCAGTACGGGATGCCGTCCTCGCCGGTGTTGTCCGCCATCCACGCGGTGCGGGCGTGGTACTGCGTGGGCGCGGCGGCCTGGCGGGCGGCTCGGCGGGCGTACATGCGGTCCTTGATCTGCTGCTGCGTGGGCTGCTGCCAGGCGTGCCAGCCGGCGGTTTCGGTGTACTGGCGGCCGTGGCCGCGGCGGTTGATACCGCACAGGGCGCAGCCCATCGGGCTTGAGGAGGTCATCGGCCGGTCGCCGTGCTTGTGGTCGGGTGGGTGGTGGCGCAGAGCTGGTTCTGGCTGGCGTGCCTGCATTCGCCGGACTCGCATCGGCGGGAGCGGTAGTGCATGCAATGCCCGATCTGGTGGCCGCAGCGGCTCTGTCGGCAAGCGGCGGGCAGGTACGGGTAGTCGTTCAATGTGGGTCCTTCGAGTCGACGGGGCCGTGCAGTGATGCCAACCTTATCTATAGCCTCTTGCGTATGCAAGATGCCATGAGGTTAGGGGGAGACAACTCAGCCCCGACCATGCGGCCGGGGCTGGTCAGCTGTTCCCCAACGAGCAGGGGGCGCTTCCTGGTGAACGGGGCACTCGGTACCCCGCCGTCATGGTGGCACCGAAGCGGCCGTCGCATTCCCCCGCTCGCCCCCTGCCGGCCAGGCCCCCCGGTTCGGGTTCACGGGTTTGGGCTCGCCTCCTGCCGGCGGGGCGGACATGGCAAAGCCCCGGCACACGGCCGGGGCTTCGGGAGGGGTGACGCTGCGGCGGGGGCGAAGCGGCGAGGGCGGCGGCCCTGCGCGGGCGCCCGGCGCGGGCCCGGCGGTACGGGGCGGGCCCGGCGGTACGGGGCGGGCGCTGGTCACGGCCGGGCGCCAGGGGCGTACGCAGGTCGGCCGAGACGGAGGCAGGGGAGGGGGCGCGGGTCGGGGCCGGTCTGGCAGATCCAGCCCCGACCCGCAGAATGCGGGCCCCGGACATGGGGGATGTCCGGGGCGCGAGGGGTGCACGACGGCGCATCCGCCATGCTCAACGACCGTCACCCGCCCCCGGTTACGGGCCACCCCTCCCCGAGAAGGGCGGCCGGGGCGTCACGAGACGGCCGAGTCCTCCGGCTCCCCCAGGTAGCCGCCCATGGCTGACATCGGCGTACTCGCCGTCTGCAGTGCGTGCTCGGCGGCCTTGAACGCCTCCTCCGCGTTGAGCAGGGCCCGCAGCGCCGTCGATACCGCGTCCGCCGGGTCCTGCCCGTCCGCCATGCGGATCTCCTGCGCCTGCTCCAGCTCGGCGAGGCTGCGGCGGATCTGCTGCAGGGACTGCGGCAGGCGCTGGGTGAGGGCGAGGAGGCCCTGGACCGTGCCGGACAGGCGGGCGGGAGCGGCCCCGCGGAACCCGTCCTCCCCGTAGAACGCGTCGGCGTTGATGGTGCGGTGGTTCAGCTCCCTCACCTGCTCGGCGGCGGCGTCGGCGATCTGCTCGGGCGTGCGTGCGAGGTCCATACGGCCACTCCAGGGCGAAGAGAGGGTGCGGGGTGGTGAGGGGCTGCTGCTCTCGAGTGTGCCAGCGGGCACCGACAGTCAGGGGCGGATCCGGTAGCGGTCACCCGCCGGTGCGTGGGCTGCGGAACCCGTCGATGCCGTCCGCGGCGGGGTCGGGCGCCGGGGACACGTACTCGGCCACGGCGCGCCGGCACCAGGCGGTCGCCTCCGGGGAGCGGGTGCTCTCGATCTCGCGGTCGAGCTGCTCGCCCGCGATGCGTTCGGCGTCGGCGGGGAGGAGATGCCGGTTCATGAGGTCGTCGAGGGCGTGCCGGATGGCGGTGCGCTCCGGGCCTTCGGGCAGGGCCCGGCGGGCGGTGTGCAGGGCGCGGGAGATGGTCGCCTGCCCGACGTCGAGGAGCCGGCGGTAGTCCTCGCCGCCCTGGGCCAGGCGGGCGGCGGCCTGCGTGCGGGTGAGGCGGCCCCGGTCGGCGAGCGCGTCCACCAGGGCGTCCTCGCGGGCGCGGCGGGCGGCGTCGATCAGCTTCGAGCGTTCCTGGTAGGTGGTCTCAGGGAACCGTTGCGTCAGCTCGCGGCCCTCCTGCGTCCAGTCGTGCAGGTCCCGGTCCGGGTGACGCGGCCCCCACTCCTCGGCCCACTCGTACGGGCCGCCGGCCCCGATGCCGAGCACGGCCGCGATGTTCGCCGACTGCCAGTCCGTCCACACCAGGGTGCGCCACCCGGTACCCATCCACACGATCAGCGACGAGTTCGGCGGGTGCGTGACCCCCTCGTACCAGGCGGGCTCGGGGACCTCGGACCGGTCCGGGGATGCCGGGCGGGGGCTGTCGGCGAGGGTGCCGCGCGGCTCGCCCAGGGCGGGCGGCCGGGGCCGGGGCGGGGCGTCCGGCGCGGGGAGGTACGTGTCGGTGGTGTAGGAGACGATCCCGTTGTCGGTGCCGTGCTCGATGACGTCGGCGCGGGCGTAGTGCCCGCGGTGCGCGGTGTAGGCGCGGGCGATCAGCCGGGCGTCGTCCCGGCTCGTGCACCAGCCGACCGTCTGCCAGCCCGGCGCGCCGCCGCTGTAGTCCTCGCCCATCACCTCGCCCTCGTGCCCGAGGCCGTCGACCCAGACCGCGACTTGCCAGCGCAGGCCCGGCGCCGGCGAGAACTCCTGCGGCGGGTCCACGATCCGGCCAGGGGCGTCGATCGGCCAGCCGGTGTGCACCCAGATCCACCGGCCCTCGTGCAGCCACGCCCACTCGGGCATTCCCACCACGACCACCGTGCCGTCCGCGGTACGGATCGGGACCGGCACGCGCGGGCCGCGGTTCGCCTGGGTGTAGCCGGAGCGGTTCGGCCCGTACTGGGTCTCGCGCAGCACGTACCCGTCGACTGCGGCCTCCACCGACGCCCACCGCTTCCACTGCGGGGCGATGCCCTTCTCCTCGGCCCGCATCCGGGCCTCCACGACGTCCGGGTCCGGCTCGGCGGTGCGCACGGTCAGCGGCCGGCCCTCGGCCACGACCGCCCGCAGGCTCTCCACCACCAGACGCTTACCGTCGGGGAGCGTCTCCTCGTCGATGAGGTGCAGGCCGGGCGGGAGAGGGAAGGGGGCGGTGTGGCGGAGGGCGGTGGTGTACTTGGCGCCGGTCCGGGCGGCGGCGCGGGCCTTCTTCGCTGCGGTGGACTGCTTCTTCGGCATGACGTCTCCCGGCCGGACAGCCCCACGCCCTCCCGGCCGCACGTCAGGGGCCACAGGAAGGGGACGGCACGCACAGCGCGCCGGAGGATCTTCTACGCGGGCCCCTGGAGACCTTGGCCGCCCCCTTTGCGGGGCTGCCCGCGGCGTGGGCGCGGACGTGAGCGGCGACCGGCGTACGCGGCTGGCCGGGTGGTGTACCACCACCGTAGCGGGTCGCGTTGGTATCGGGGCGCGGGAAGGCGTCACCCGAAGGTGCCCCCGGCCGGAGCAGGTTCGGGGGCGCCAGGGGGCGGCGGTGCTGCCAAGCGGTCACCGGACGGTGGCCGCCGCTGACCGGAACCGTACCGGAGGGGAAGCCGGCACAGAAGAATCGGTTAAGCCCCTGGTAGCAGAGGGATTCGGGTGGCAAGCTCTGCCTCCAACCGGAGGGAGATCACGATGACCGACAAGCCGGACGTGGAACATGTCGACTGCGCGGACTGCTGCGCATCACCGGGTGGCGACAACACCCGCATCGTGATGATGAAGAAGAGCGGCAGGATCACGGAGACGTGGCACACGCCTGACTGCCCCGCCGCGGCGATCCTGCAGATCCAGGTGGAGGAGAGCAACCGGCGGGCCGAGGAACGGGAGGCGTGGGCGCGGGGCGTGTTCCCCGCCGCGCACGAGCGGCTCAAGCAGGCCGCTGCTGCGTTGCCCGCCGACGGGGCGGCTCAGCCGTTCGTGGACGCCCTCGTGGAGCTGGCTCAGGCGCAGGCCGACGCGACCGGTTTCGTGGTGCTGCACGAGTGGGCGGAGATCCTGGAGCGGCACTTCCCGCCGGACCTTCCCAACCCCGACCACACCACCGAGTAGCGCCCGCGCGAGGCCGTGCCCCCAGCAGGAAGCTTGGCCGGGGGCCGGGGGCCGGCGGCGCGAGCATGGAGGTGTTCTCCTGTTCAGATCGCTGGCTCGTCAGGTTGTCATCATGCGGACGAAGCGCCCGTAGTGGCCTTGGAAGGCGATGGTCTCGGTGAACGTGGGTCCCTGTCGGTTCTTGGCCACGATCAGGTCGGCTTCCCCGGCGCGCGGGGAGTCCTTCTCGTACGCGTCCTCCCTGTGCAGCAGGATGATCGTGTCGGCTTCGTAGGTGACGGCTCCGGATTCGCGCAGGTCGTCGAGCATGGGGACCCTGTTGTAGCGCGTCTCAGCCGATCGGTTGAGGTGGCTGGTGACCACCACCGGGATGTCCAGCTCGCGGGCTAGTGTCTTCAGACCACGGGCCACATCACCAACCTCGCGCTCGCGAAGGTCGCTGTACCGGTGCGGCTTGATGGCCTGGAGACCGTCGATGGCGATGAGTCGGAGACCGTGTTCGCCAGCCAGCTTGTGGCACCGCTCCGACAGTTCCGCCATGGTGAGGCGGGCGGGGACGGACAGAATGAGTGGCGCGCCAACGACTTCGGGCATGCGGCGGGCCAGTCGGGTCCAGTCCTCGTCGGTCATCACCCCGCAGTGGATGTGGTGACGGGCGACGCGGGCCTCGGCAGACAGCAGGCGGGTGAAGAACCGGGTCTGGTCTTCCTCCAGGGAGAACACCGCGGTGGGCAGGTTGTTCTTGATGGCGGCGGCCCGGCAGAAGTCGGACATCAGTGTGGTGCGGCCCACCTGGGGACGGGAGGCGATGATGGTGAGGCTACCCGGATGGAGGATGCCCACCGCGTCCAGCCCCTCGAAGCCGGTGGCTATGGCGTCGAGCCGGCCCCAGCCCTCTGAGCGCGGTGGCTGGGCGCTGGCGACTGCGAAGTTGCGCTGCCCGATGGCTTCGATGTCGTCGAGGGCTTCCTCCAGCCAGTCGGCCATGGCGGCGGTGTCCCCGGCGACGCGGAAGAAGGGGGCCGCTTCCGGTTGCGGGGAGGTTGGGGAAGCATCGGGGCCGTCCTCTGAGAGGGTGCCGTCGCCGGGGGTGTCGGTGGTCATCGAGGGACCTTTCATCGGGCGGGCGTCCAGCCCACGTCACGCTTGCGGAGTTCCTCAGCTCGACGGCGGTGCGTCTGACAGATCAGGCATCGGTCCGGGGCACTTTCGTCCACGGCCCCGAAGGGGTGCTGGCGGCAGTCGGTGAGCGTTCGGGGTCCGGTGAGCTTATCGACCAAGTTGAGGGCCCGGTCGATGTCGGAGCGAATCTCCTGAAGCTTCTCGCGGGGGGTGTCGCGGGTTAGCGCATCACCGTGCTCACCAAGGACGCGGAGAGCCCGTCCGAGGTGAAGAAGCTGCTCGTGGTCCATGCCGTCGGTCCTTCCACGCAGGCGTCGTCAGCACAACGAGTGTGGCTGACGACGCGTCTGCTGCGGATCAGAACGGCGGCTCGCCGCAGTAAGCGGCCACCTGCTCCGGCGTCCCGTACTGCCGGGCGAGCTGCTCCCGGATCTGCCGGTCCTGCTCTGCCTCGTCGGCGGCCCGGCGGCAGGCCGGGCACAGGGTGTCGTCGCTGGTCTTCGGGATCGGCTCCCGGCAGGGGCACTCGCGGAACGGGCGGTGTTCGCGCGGTCCCGGCACGGTCGGCGTCGATGCCGTCGAGCCGGCCGCTTCCGCGCCGGGCGCTGCGGCGGCTTGCCGCCGGGCCGCCTTCCGCGCGGCGATCCGCTCCGGGCACACCAGGCACGGCCGCCCGGTGTCGACGTCCTTCCCGGCGTCGCACCGCGGGTTAGCGCACCCGTACCGGTCGGACCCCTTCAGCGGCCGCACCATGTCGATCGCCGCGCCGACCGGGCTGGTGATGGCGCCGGTGTAGAACTTGTCGGCCCAGCCGTGGTCCCGCCACCGCTGCTCGATGCGGGCGCCGAGCTGGGCGGTGGTCCGGTCGGCGGCCGGGACGTCCCCGTCGAGGGCGTCGAGGATGGCTTGCGACAGGGTCGGCACGTCCGGCAGCGGCCCGTACGACACGGTGCCGTCGGGGGAGGTCCAGCCGTGCAGCAGATGGGCGGGGTAGAGGGCGCGTACGGTCCGTACGCGGTCGAGCTGGGCGCGGGTGTGCTTCGCCTTGCTGCTGCTCTTGGTAGGCGGTTGGCGGGGCGTGTGAGAGGTCGGGGCGGGTTGGGTGTTGCTGGGCGCGGCGGAGCCGCCTTCCTCGCGCGCACGCCTACTACCGGTAGATGAAGGGCTACGCCCGTCCACGGGGCGTCGCCCCGAAGGGGCCTCACCGTCTTCCGAGTCTTGCGTGCGCGCGGAAGAAGTCTTCTTCCTTATATGAGCACCCCCCTGACCGACCCCCGGTGAGGGGGGTGTCGGTCGGACCTGCGGCTTTGCGTCGCTAGCGTCATCGTCGCTGGTCGGACCGACACCCCCCATCGGGGGTGTCGGTCGTGAGGCAGCTACCGCAGCTTGTGTGGCGGCGCGCTTGCGGGGGTCTAGGCGCTCCGGCTCGACTCGGATGGCCTTGACGTTGCCCTCGGCCAGGATCTCGTCGACCATCTCGGCCACATCGGCTGCGGTGAAGGCGATCGAGTCGACGCTGAAGGTCGTGTACCAGGAGCCGCCGCGCTTGGTCACCAGCTCGCCGTCCTCCTCGATGACCTCGCTGGCGGCGCGCTGGATCTTGAACTTCACCACGAAGGCGCCGTTCACCAACGCGCGCATGGCCTTGGACAGGGACTTCTCTCCCTCCTCGTAGTCGGCGGCCAGCCGCTCGACGTTGACGTCGTCACCGTCCTTAGAACGGATCAGGCGGGTGAGGAGACCGACGCTGAGGATTGACGGCAGGGTGTCGATGGCGTGGTTGTCGACCGAGGCGAACCGCTTCGGACGGGATGGGCGTTTCCTCATCGGTTACCGCCCGGCGCGCGGGTGAGTGTGACTGGGGTGCTGCTTCGCGGAGCGCGTAGTGCGGGTACCCTCATGGCGAGGACCTCGTTCGTGAAGGGGCGGAGTTCTGTGACCAGCGGGGTTGCAGCCCGCTGTGGTGCTTGGACGGCCGGTAGAGCTTCTGCTCGCCGGCCGTTCGCGTGCCTCGGGGTTAGGTGTTCCGGAGCGAGAGTGCCCCTCACGAGCCCTTCTTGGCCCGCGGACGCTTGTCGGGGCCTCGGCCGTCGACCGGGTGCTTCTTGAAGAACCTCAGGAAGGGTTCGGTCTCCATCACGTCGGCGTTCGCCAGCTCCCAGTACGGGTACGGGCGGTCAGGGCCGAAAGGCCAGTCCGGGTGCTTGGACAGGCGGCGGACGCCTTCTCGGGTCATGCTCTTCGCCATGTTGAGGCGGACGAGCAGTTCGGCGCCGCTGGCGAAGGTGACGACCGGGGGGATCCGGGTCAGCGTTCGAGGGTCCGGGGCCTTCATCCCAGCACCTGAACGTGTGCGGGAGTATCGCCAACAAGTAGCATCGTTAAAGGCGGCCTTCCTGGTGATGCGGGTGGGTTCGTCGTGCTACCGATTTCGCAGATCGGTGGTGCAAAGGACGGCCGGGCGGGGTCGGTAGCCCCTCTCGGCCGTTCGTGCGCTCAAGCTGGCTGCTGGAGCGCATCACGGGTCAGGCGTCATCACCCCCTTCCTGCACCTCGGCGCGCAGAGACGTCGTCCAGCGGAGGATCGTCGACCCCTCCGCGACCTTGACAGCAACCTCAACGACGCGGCCGTCCTCCAGCGTCACGGTGCGAACGACCTGCGTGACGACCACCTCGGCCGCGGTGAGGCCCAGGGCCTCCTTCTCGGCCGTCGTAGCGAGCCGGCTGGTGACCTCCTCGAGGACCTGGTCCTGAGCGACACCCAGACGCGACGCCGCCAACTCCCTCGATGCCCCGGTGGAGACCGGCTCCTGCAACTCCGGGGCCACCGCGATCACGTAGGCGGGGTAGTAGCTGCTGCTCACGTGAACCGGTACACCCCCCCTGCTGACGACCCGGCGACGCATCTGCACGGGCGTCCCCGGCGCGACCTCAAGCCGCGCCGCGACCAGCGCATCCGCGCCGACGGTGCCCACCTCGAGAATCCGCGAGGACTCGCTGCCGCCGAGAGCGCTGCCTGTAGCCGCGTGCAGCGCCACCCGGGTTCCGATGCCGGTGCTGGCCGGCGGGGCTACCAACGTGCCGACCCCCGGCTCGACGAGGGTCAGCCCCTCCATCTTGAGAACCCGGTATGCGCGGTTCACGGTCGTGTGTGCGACGCCGAACTGCTCGCTCGTCTTCTTGAAGCTCGGGAGCGAGTCACCGGGCCGAAGCGTTCCGTCCTGGATCTGCCGGCGAAAGTGCGCAGCGATCTCTGCATACCCAGGGGTCTCGGGCATGGCCTGCCTCCTCTCATAGTCGTGTACTGCTCACCTCATCGTGTGCAGTTGTGTCCTTCCGAGCCTAGTCTAGAGAAACATGTAGCGCTGAGGGCCGCGACGGGTCTACATTGGTCTTGTCGGAACGGCGGGAGCCCGGAAACGCCGAGAGGCCCAGGTGCGCATTCACCTGGACCTCTCAGGGACCCCGAAGGATCCGACGAACCGTCCTACCTGCGCATTCAGGAGGCAGATCCGCATGAAGCAGGATCGCACACCCAGCACCACCCCCGCCGTCACGGCCGTCCTCTCCGAGGCGTTGCGTCGCGGCGCCAGCAACGAGCCGGTCACCGAGCCGCTGTCCCTCACCGCGGCCGCCGCCCTGGAGCGCCTGGAGTGGGCGTTCGCCCCCCGCGGCCCCCTCACCCCCACCGTGCTCCGCCTGCGCACCGCGATGCGCGCCGCCCGCTACAACCCCGACCTGCCCCACCAGGTCGAGGCGTTCGCCACGATCGCCACCATCGACACCCCCTACCTGCGGGCCCTCCTCACCGGCCGCGCCCCCCTCGACCGGCGCCTCCCGCGCCACCGCGTCGCGCAGGCCCTCGGCATCAAGGCGGTGGCGTGATGGACAAGGTCGCCCTCGCGTTGACGTTCCTCTCCCAGCTCGCCCGCCTGGAGCAGCACACGGCCGAGCCCGGCACCCGCCTCACCCTGCGCACCCCGGACGGCGAGTTCGCCGGCGAGGTCGTGCTCCCCGAGTCCGTCGTGCAGGCCCTCACCACCGCCGCCAGCGCCATCGCCGACGCCCGCGACGAGCTGGCCGCTCCCGCGCCGGGCCCCGCGCCCGAGCCGGACGCGGACCTCGACGAGCTGATCGCCCACTACGCCACCCACCTCACCACCGACGCCACCCACCGGCGCAGCAGCACCCCCGACCCGTCCGCCGCCGCCGTGTTCGCGGCAACCCACCCGCACCTCGCCGCCGACATCCTCGCCCTCTACAACGAGGTCGACCCGCGTACCTACCTCGACGACATCGTCGCCGCCGACTGCCCCGAGGCCGCGCAGGCCGCGTACGAGCAGATGGTCACCGGCGAGTGGGACGGCGAGCTGTGACGACCATCCCCCACCCCGCCGTTCCCCCGCTCGACGACGACCTCGCCGACCGCATCGCCGACCTGCGCGGCATCCACCGCGGCATCGACCTCATCCTCGACGGCGCCCGGCACCTGGCCCTCAGCGAGCTGACCCTCGACCAGACCCAGACCCTGCTGTCCACCATCGCCGGGAACGGCGGCGTCGACGTCCTCGACGTCCTCGCCCAGCTCGTCCGCCGCCTCACCGACCCCGCCCAGAACCCGTCCTTGCGCGCCCTCGACCCGGACGTGCAGAAGGCCGTGCAGCGGCTGGGGGAGCGGCACGCGTACGAGACCGCCGCCTACACGCCCCGCGACTGCCCCCCGGAGGCCGCCGCTCTCATCGACGGCCTCCCGCCCGCCACCCACGCCGCCATCACGCCGACCCAGGAGCACACGTCATGACGGACGAGGAGCGCAAGGCCCTGTCGGACAAGGTCCGCGACGCCAACAAGCGCAGCGAGAACCGCCCCCGCTAGACCACCTTCCCCGCGGGGTCCGGCCCGGGAGCCGACACCAGGCCGGACCCCGCACCACGACCACCCACCACCAAAGGACCAGCCATGCAGAACACCACCACCATCACGTGGCCCGAGGGCGTCATCGCCCGCTACCTCACCGTCGCCGGGACGGCCCTCGCCCGCGAGGACCTCGCCGTCGACGTCGAGACCCTGACCACCGTCGACCACGACGAGCCCTACGCCACCCGCAGCACCTGCCGCGGCTGCGCGACCTGGGACGAGCGGGACTACGGCCTGTACCGCAACTACCACGGCGACGCCCGGACGCGGGCCTCGCAGGACGACGCCCGCAGCTGGGCCCAGCAGCACGCCGAGACCTGCCGCGCCCTGCCCCGCCCCGCCTGACCGCACCCCGCCACCCGGCCGGGCCCGCACACCACGGGCCCGGCCCCACCCCCAACCCAACCTGAAAGGACCCCACCATGAACACCACCCCCACCCCGCCCGCCCCCATCTGGACCGACGCCCTCACCCTCGCCGCCGCCGAACTCCACCACCAGACCTGGACCGGCCACTCCGGCGAGCAGGTCACCGGCGAGCAGACCGCCAGCCACCTCGACACGGTCGCCGCCCTCCTCACCCAGCACGGCTGGGCCGCCCCCCACACCACCCCCAGCGCGAGCAGCAGCATCGACATCCCCGACGACGAGTCGATGACCGTCAAGGACATGCTCCGCACCCTCCTCCGCTTCGCCCGCCACCTCACCGAACCGGGCGACCCGCGCCTCACCTTCACCGACGCGATGTGCAAGGCCACGGCCACCAGCGACTGCGACACCCGCGACGTCGCCGGGAGGGTCCTCAACGCCATCCTCCGCGCCCGCACCGGCGCCAGGTTCCCCCACTGCCACGCCTGGGCCAGCCGGGCCGACCGCACCTGGGACGACATCACGGGCCTCCTCGCCACCGGCGCCCACCTCGCCCGCCAGCACGGCCCCACCACCACCGACGCCCCCGCCCCCCACCTCGCCGCCTGACCGCAGGAAGGACCCGCCGTGAGCCTGCCCGACCAGCACCCGACCGCCCCCGTCGGGCAGCCCACCCCGACCACCACCCCGCACCCGTACACCCCCTACACCCCGACCCACCACGACGGCCCGCTCGTCTACATCCCCCACCCCACCCACCCCAACCTGTCCACCCCCGTCCCCCGCGAGGCCGTCCCCATGACCACCCCCACCCCGGCCCGCGACCTCACCCCCCAGCCCCTCCTCGACCCCACCGCCCAACGCATGCTCGCCGCCGGCCTCGGCGCCGGCACCGCCGCCGCCGGAATCGGCTGGGGCGCCGCCCAACTCGTCTCCGCTCTCGCAGCCGGAGCCACCGGCCTCGTCGTCCTCGCGCTCCTCCTCCTCGCCACCCACCTCACCCGCCCCCGCACCACGCACATCGAGCAGCACGTCACCAACCACGTCCGCGGCTTCGCCCGCGCCACCACCCACATCGAAAGGACACCCCGATGACCTGCTGGTTCTGCGGCGCCGACAACCCGCCCGGCGCCAACCGGTGCGGCTTCTGCAACCACCGCGCCGACGACGGCCCCAACGCCCTGGCCCCGCTCTACGGGCCCGACGACCACGACGCCCTCAACCACACGATGCAGCTCCTCGGCGACGACCTCGCCCTCGACCACACCCTCACCGGCGACTGGCACACCGCCCTCCGCCAGGCCGCCGCCAAGTGGGCCAACGAGGGCACCACCCTCGCCGCCTGACACCCACCACCCGACACCCACACGAAAGGCCACCCACCACCATGACCACCCACACCAAGCAGCCCACCCACCACTGGATCATCACCCTCGAGGTCCCCGGCCGCGCCTCCATCAGCCGCGACGGCACCTGCACCCTCCGCCCCGGCGACACCCGCGCCAGCGTCCTGCAGGCCATCCGCAACACGATCACCGAGGAGCACCCCGTCTTCCGCTCCGCGAACGTCCTCTTCTTCTCCATCGCCCCCAACCAGCTCTGACCCCCACCCGCACCACCCGCCCCCCTGAAAGGACCGTCATCGTGACCACCGCCCCGGCCGGCACCCAGCCGCCCCACACCCCCGCCTCCGGGGAGGAGCAGCCCCACACCGCCGGGGCCACCCCCCACACCCACCACGACGACCGGCCCAACCCCCTCTACGACCCGCTCGTCACCCCCGCCCACGACGTCAAGACGTGGATCATCCGCGGCGTCCTCATCCTCGTCATGGCCGCCGCCCTCGGCGTCGGCACCTGGTCCATCTACACCCTCCTCACCGAGGTCTTCGGCACCCCCCGCCCCATCGCCATCCTCGGCTGCGGACTCTTCGACGTCGCCGGCATCTTCTTCGCCCTCCTCGCCCAGTCCTACGCCACCACCACCGACTCCGGCCTCGCCCCCCGCCTCGCCATGCTCGCCATGGTCACCACCTCCAGCTGGGTCAACTGGAAGCACGCCCACATGGAGAACTGGGGCACCGTCGGCGGGATCATCTTCGCCGCCGCCCCCGCCATCGCCGAGCTCGCCTTCGAGATGTGGCACCGCTACGAGCACCGCGAGACACTCCGCCGCCTCGGCCGCGTCGCCGACTCCCTCCCCGTCCTCGGCAAGTGGGCATGGATCGCCCACCCCATTCGCTCCCGCAAGGCCCTCGACGCCCACATCAAGGCCGCCCTCACCGAGCAGGAAGCCGTCGCCGCCTTCCGCGAGAAGGTCGCCGGAGCGCGCGCGGCCGCCATCGTCGGTGGCGCCCCCACCACCCCCCGTAGCGCCGACGCCACACCGCTCCGCCACGACGCCACGACCAAGCCCTCCATCACCCTGGAGCGGATTCCGCTTCCCGCCACGGAGCGCCCCCAGAGCGCCAGCACCGCCACGCCCCCCACCCGCCGTAGCGCCTCCGCCGTGGCGCCCGCTCTCGTAGCGCCCGTAGCGGACGCCACGGAACCCGCCACGCCCCCGGCCCCCGCCCGTGGCGCCACCACCGCCCAGAGCGCCACGGCCCCCCGCCACGCCACCGCCCCCGACGCCACGACAACCGCCACACCCCCGGCCGGCCCCCGCCGCAGCACCCCCGCCACAAGCGACGCCACCATGGCGCCGCCCGCCAAGACCACCACCCAGCCCAACCGCACCAGCGGCACCACCATCGGCCGGCCCGCCGCCGAACTCGCCATCCGCGCCCTGTACGACACCCTCGGCCGCCGCCCCCTGGAGTCCGAGATGGTCGCCGAGCTCAAGCGGATCGGCAGCCCCTCCCAGTCCCGCCAGTTCGCCAACAAGCTCCGCCGCGAACTGGAGGAGAAGGACCCGGCGCTCGCCGCCCGCGGAGCGGACAACGTCCGCCCCCTCACCGGCACCGACGGATGACCCCAGCCCGGACCGCGGCCGGGCCCGCCCACCCCACCGGGCCGGCCCGGAAGTCCGACTCCGACTCCGACCGCGACTCCGACCCACCGCCCCGAACCCCCCTCCCAGCAGGCACAACCCCCCGCCCCGTCCGGTCGCAGTCGCGGTCGGAGTCGCAGTCGTACTGACCACGCCACCACCAGGAGGACCCCGTGGCCCGCACCGCACCCCCCGCGGCACCGCCCGCCGCGACCACCGACCCCACCCCGCCCACCGCGTACGCGGCGCCCGCGCCCGTCCCGGCTACCGCCGCATGGCCCTCCCCGCCACTGCCCCCCACCTTCGACCCCGCGCCCGCCACCCCACACGCCGACACCAGCACCACCCCGACCAAGGCCCGCCGTCCCGCCCGCGGCGGCCTCCCCGTCGGCCCCGCCCTCGCCACCGCCGGGAACGCCACCGCCCTCACCCTCACCACCGCCCTGCACTACGCCGGCCCCATCGGCGCCGCCACGACCGGCGCCATCATGGCGGCCGGGATCGCCGCCACCACGCTCCGGCAGCACGCCACCGCCCGACGCGCCCAGGCCACCCGCTCCGCCCGCACCGGCGCCACCAACGGCGCCACACCCACCGGCCGTGGCGGGTACCGAGGCGCCACGAAAGGCGCCACGCCACGAGCCGGGAACGCCACCACGGCGGGCAGTGGAGCGCCACGCCGTGGCGCCACGGGGCGTGGGACGCTACGCCACGGCGCCACACCTTCCGTTTCGGGAAAGCGTGGCGCCACGAACCAGCGCCACGGCGCCACCGGCTGGACGCTCCGCCCCAACGGGAAGACCAGCCGCCACGCCCCCGCCGCCGGGACCGTGGCGCCCGGCGCCACGAAGGCGCCCCGCCCCGCCACGCCCCGCCCCGGCGCGACCACGCCTCATGGCGCCCCCCACGGTCTTCGCAACAGCAACCGTTCTGCGGTGGCGGGTCATGGGCGCCACGGCACCATCAAGGCCGCCCTCGGGCGCGCCACCCGCGCCGCCGCCACCGGCACCCGCGCCACCGGCCGACTCGCAGCCCGCGGCGGCGCCCTGGCCGCCCGAGGCGCCACCACCGCGTGGAAAGCCACCGCCCTCCTCCGCGCGGCCGCCGCCCGGCAACTCGCCCTCGCCGCCACCACCACCGCCCGCCACGCCCGCCGCGCCCCCGCCGGCCTCCTCCACGCCGCCCTCGCCACCACCGCCGGCCTCCTCACCGCCCTGTGGAAGCGCAGCCCCAGCGCCGGATACCGACGCCTCATCGACGTGTGGAAGCGCCTCCGCGCCCGCAGCGCAGCCAAAGCCAAGACCCACACCCCCGACACCCCCGGCACCGTCGCCCCACCCGTCGCCGACTCCGTGCGACAGCCCACCCACCCCACCCCCACCACACACACCGGAGGAACCCACATGACCGGCGGCCACCACTTCCTCGCCCCCGCCATGGAGATGCACCGCCTCGCCACCACCTACGAGCCCACCGGCATGCTCCAGGTCGGCGCCGACTTCGCCACCCTCCCCGAGGCCCTGCAGCTCCACGCCGACGCCATGAAGGTCACCCTCGAGAAGGCCGACGCCTACTGGCCCGTCGACCCCGCCATCGTCGACCTCCTCGGCCAGATCCACGCCCTGCAACTGCGCGCCGCCGAGATGGCCCGCGAACTCACCCCCGCCTTCGAGCAGCTCCACGACGTCGACCTCACCCGCCTGCACAACCCCCGCAAGAGCGCCCAGGCCGAAGCCATGTGGGACGTCTCCCGCAACCTGTAACCCCCTGCCCGGCGGCGCCCCACCACGGGGCGCCGCCGCCCCCCCCAGCCCACCTCCCAACCGCCAGAAAGGCACCCCAACCCGTGAAGCTCGCCCTCGACTGGGACCGCGGCCACGGCCCCGTCACCGGCCCGATCAACGCCGCCGCCGCCACCCTCACCACCAGCTGGGCCGGACACCTCCTCGACACCCCCTGGCCCACCGCCGCCGCCATCGCCGGAGCCGGCCTCATCGGCTCCCACATCGCCGGCCGCCTCCGCCACGTCACGACCACCACCCTCCACATGCGCGCCGCCGCCTGGCTCGGCATCGGCGGCTGGTCGTCCTGGGCCATCGCCCACGGCCCCTGGAGCACCTGGTCCATCGGCACCCTCCTCGGCGGCGCCATCGGCCTCGGCGCCGCCATCAACGCCGCCCACCACGCCGAAGCCCAGGCCCCCGCCAAAGCCGCCGCAGCCGAAACCGCCGCCCGCGAGGAGCAGCGCGCCGCCCAGCGCGGCGTCCTCGCCGCCGAATGGAGCGAGCGCATCGCCCGCGTCTGCGCCATCCCCGGCGTCCAGATCGTCGGCATCGAGCACTGGCAGCAGGGCGGCTACACCCTCGACGCCGAACTCCCTCCCGGCGGCGCCTCCTGGAAGGACCTCGCCCGCCGCACCGACGCCTTCGCCGCCGACGCCAAGCTCCCCGAAGGCTGCGGCGTCGAGATCGGCCCCGGCACGCACCGCGGCGCCGCGATCCTCCGCATCGCCACCGAGAACCACCTCCAGGCCGACGTCGACTACCCCGCCGACTACACCCCCCTCACCGTCAACCAGCCCGTACCCCTCGGCGTCCGCCGCGACGGCACCGTCTACGGCCCCGTCAACCGGCAGGCATCCATGCTCCTCGTCGGACAGCGCGGCTCCGGCAAGACCAACCTCATGCACGTCATGGTCGCCAACCAGTGCCGCATGACCGACTCCATCACCTGGATCATCGACCTCAACGGCGGCGGCCTCGCCCTGAAGTGGCTGCGCGCCTGGGCCGCCGCCGGCCGCCCCGGACGCCCCCCGGTCGACTGGGTCGCCGACACCCCCGAGAAGGCCCTCGCCATGGCCGAAGCCCTCGTCCGCATCGCCAAGGCCCGCAAGGTCGGCTACCAGGACCGCGAGATCGCCGCCGACGACGACAAGCTCCCCGTCGACCACGAGGTCCCCGAGATCCGCGTCTTCAACGACGAAGGCGCCGAGATCTTCTCCTCCCGCAACCGCACGGACGAGGTCCTCAAGGCCGTCGCCGGCGCACTCGTCCAGACCATCGAGATCGCCCGCGCCGCCGCCGTCAACATCACCACGTCCGGGCTGCGCGGCACCCAGGACGTCATCGCCGACCCGCAGGTCCTCAAGCAGTCCACCTTCAAGGCCGCCATGAAGGTCGCCGACGACTCCGAGCTGAACTACTTCTTCGGCTACAACCACGGCGCCAGCGCCGAGGACGCCCCCTACCCGGGCTGCGCGCTCGTCCGCGACGGCGGCGGCCCCGCCCACCCCCTGAAGATCTACCGCATCAAGCCGTCCCAGATCGCCGACATCGCCACCACCACCGCCGACCGCCGCCCGGTCCTCGACGCCCTCTCCCGCCGCGCCGCCGGAGAGGCGTACGAGCGGCGCTGGGACAACACCGACCACCTCTTCGGCAACGGCCAGCCCCCCGCCCCGGCCGCCGCCCTCACCAGCCCGCCCGCAACCACCACGCCCGCCACGCCGCCGACCACACGCACCACCGGCATCACCGCGAACTGGGGCAAGGTCCGCCCCGAAGGCGTCAAGGACGAGCTCGCCGCCGCCGACGAAGCCGTCCAGCGCCTCCACGACCGGCTGCGCAACGCCCGCCGCACCGAGGATGCCGACCTCGACGCCCAGTTCATGGGCATCGTCAAGGGCGGCGGCCTCACCTGGCAGCCCCCCAAGGACCCCGCCACCGACAACCCCGCCCCCACCCGCGACGCCCGCTACGAGACCATCTACCGCATCGTCGACGGCGCCGGCCCCGACGGCATCGGCCGCGCCGCGATCCGAGACGCCTTCACCCAGCTCCAGCCCGACACCCCTGCCCCGAACCCCGACGTCATCGGCCGCTGGCTCGACGACGACGAGCGGATCTACAAGCCGAAGTACGGCCGGTACGCCGTCCGACCCGAGCCCGCCGACGAGCCCGCCAGCACCACGGAGGAGAACACCTCCACCAGCCCCACCGCGGGCCTCCCCCGACCGGCCGCCGCGCCCGCCGTCGAGATGGGCCTGCTGCGCGACGCAGCCGAGCTGATCATCACCACCCAGTTCGCCTCCCGCCCCATGCTCCAGCGCAAACTCCGCATCACCTGGGACACCACCGCCACCCTCATGACCCACCTTGAGCAGCACCACATCGTCGGCCCCGACCAGGGCGACCACGAACCCCGGCAGGTCCTGGCCGCCCCCGACCAGCTCCAGACCATCCTCGCCAAGCTGACCGGAGAGTAGGCGCCCTGGTGCCCCTACCACCGCCCCTGGGGTACACCGCCCGCCCACCCGGCGGGCGGTCCCTCACCGTCATCCCCGACCCCCACACCACCGAGCACACCAGCCCACTGCGCCGGGCCCTGCGCGCCGCCGGCCTCCCGTCGCTGCCGCCCGACGAGGACACGGCCCGGACCCGGACCGGGGGATAGCAGCCCGGACAACCAGCCGCCCATACGCCACCATCGAAGCAGCGCGGATCGGGCCGGGATCCCAGCGTCCCCGCGCCCAGGCCCAGCCCGATCCGTACAACCCCGTAGGCCCCGCTCCCACACCCCCCGTGGAGCGGGGCCCACGCACATCCCCGCCTACCTGACGGGCTTCCACACCGCGCAGTTCGTCGACGTGAACTGCCCGTCCGACGCCCGGATCGTCACCGTGATCTCCTGCGCCGACGTCGCGAACTGGTTGTCGATGATCTCCCCGTCCTTCGCCGTCCGCTCCCAGTAGCAATCCTTCACCCGGCCCCTCGCCCGGTACGTGCCCGGCGGGATCGTCTCCTCTACCTCCCCCTGGCCGTCCGGCAGCGCATCCACCCCGCCCGTGACGAAGTCGTCCGGGTCCGGCGCGCCGGTCGGGCTCGGCGACACCTTCGGCTGGTCGGCCGCAACCACGTACGTGCCATCGGTGAACCACCGCTCGTACTTCCCCGACACCGCCTGCTTCACCGCGGCCGTCCACTTCGGGCACAGCTTCGGCACCCCCGCCTGCAGCACCGCCGCCCCGTCACCGTCCAGATAGCCGCCCTCCGCGAGCCACTGCGGCCGCGAGGCCCCCTCCACCGCGCTCACCGGCAACGAGTCACACATGTCCTGCACGAACGCGGACGCACTGGCATACAGATCGTCGACCACCCAGCCCCGCTCATCGGCGAGCTTGTCGATCTCCCCCTCAGCCGTCGGCGGATACTCCGGCCCCGTCGACGGCGCCTCCACCGGCCCGTCCGGCACCTCCACGCTCTCCGGCGGGCTCGCCGACTCACTCGGCGCCGCCCCGGCTCCGCCGCCCCCACCGCACCCCGCCACCAACACAGCCACGACCATGCCGGCCGCCCACGCCCCCACCCTGCGCACACGATTCATCCGTGCAGGATCGCACCGCCACCGCCCAGGGGAATCCGAAACCGTTGAATCGGGGATCATCAAAGCAGGCGCGGGGCCTGACCACACGAGCGGGAGCCCCACCGCCATGCCAGCCTCCAAGGCCAAGCAAGCCGAGACCGCCGAACGCCGCGCCGCCCTCATCCGCCTCCGCCGCGCCGGCGTGCCCTTCGACGACGACCGCATCCTCAACCTCGGCTACGCCAGCCGCGGCGCCGCCTCCAAGGACCTCATCCGCGCCCTGGAAGAACGCCGCGACGAGCAGGACGCCGAAGCGTCCGTGTACCGGCAGCAGGAGAACGAACGCCTCGACGCCCTCCTCGAAGCCGTCTGGCCCAAGGCCACCCAACCCGGCCCCGTCTACGGCAAGGACGGCGAGTACATCGGCGAGGAGATCGACCTCAAGGCCGTCGACACCGTCCTCAAGCTCATGGACCGCCGCGCCAAGCTCCTCGGCCTCGACATGCCCATCAAGACCGAGCTGGCCGGCCCCGGCGGCGGCGCGCTGCGCCTGAGCGCCGTCAGCCTCGCCGAGCTCAACGACCTCATCAACACCGCCGGCGACCCCGGCGCCCCGGACGGCACCAGCGACGACGACAGCGACCTGTACGACCCGAACGACGACCCAGACGACGACCAGGCCGAGCCCGAGGACGAGGCCGATGGGGACTGACCTGGCCGTCGACCACGACACCGCCACCGAAGCCGACGCCCTCAACCAGCTCACCGCCGCCTACCGGCGCCTCAACCGCACCGACCGCCGCCGCATCGCCCGCAACGCCGGCCCCGAGCTTCGCGCCGCCCTCGCCGAAGTCGAACGCACCATGGCCCTCCAGCGGTCACCCGGCTCCATGGCCGCGATCCTCACCGACGGCCGGGAGATGCAAGCCCCCCACCTCGCCCTCATCGACCGCCTCTTCCAGCGCATGGCCCGCGGCGAACGCGTCAAGGCCCTCATCACCATGCCCCCACGACACGGCAAGTCCCGCCGCGCCGCCCGCTGGGCCCCCCTGTGGTACCTCACCCAGCACCCCGACCACCGCATCATGATCGCCTCCTACGGCGCCGACCTCGCCGAGGAGCACTCCCGGTGGATCCGCGACGCGATCGCCACCTACGGGCCCCGCATCGGCATCGCCCTCCACGCCGGATCCAAGGCCGCCAACCGCTTCGACCTCGCCGACCCCCGCACCGGCGACCGCCTCGAAGGCGGCCTCGTCGCCGCAGGCGTCGGCGGCGGCCTCACCGGCAAAGGCGCCCACCTCGCCATCGTCGACGACCCCATCAAGGACGCAGCGGACGCCGAGTCCCCCACCATGCGGCGCCGCCTATGGGAGTGGTGGACCGCCGTCCTCAACACCCGCCTCGAACCCACCGGCTCCATCCTGGTCATCCAGACCCGATGGCACGAGCAGGACCTCGCCGGGAAGATCCTCGAAGGCCCCGACGCCGACGAATGGATCAGCCTCGACCTCCCCGCCATCTGCGACTCCGAAGATGACCCCCTCGGCCGGCCCCTCGGCGCCGCCCTGTGGCCCAAGCGGTACGGCCGCCGCGCCCTCGCCCAGTTCCGGCGCGCCGTCGGCGAACGTGTCTGGTGGGCCCTCTACCAGCAGAAACCCCGCCCCCTCGAAAGCGGCGTGTGGCAGTGGCCGTGGATCACCGACCACCGCATCACCGCCGCCCAGCTCCGCGGCGTCGACCTCACCCGCGTCGTCGTCGCCGTCGACACCGCCGGAGGCGCCGACGACACCAACGACGAGACCGGGCTCACCGCCGCCGGCCGCACCGCCGACGGCGACCTGTACGTCCTCGCCGACCGCTCCGGCCGCATGGGCGCCGACACCTGGGGCCACGAAACCTGCCGCCTCGCCGTCCAGGTCCAGGCCGACGCCATCGTCGTCGAGTCGAACTTCGGCGGCGACATGGCCGCCCAGCTCGTCCGCCAGGCATGGCGCGAGCTCCAGCAGAACGGCGACACCGCGGGCCTGCTCATGCCGGCCATCGTCGAAGTCCACGCCAAGCAGGGCAAACGCCTACGCGCCGAGCCGATCGCCCAGCTCTACGCGCAGGGCCGCGTCCACCACGTCGGCGAGTACCCGCGCCTCGAAGGGCAGCTCGTCACGTGGATCCCCGGCATGGACTCCCCGGACCGCATGGACGCCCTCGTGCACGCCCTCACCGAACTCGCCGACCCGGCCACACAGGCCGTCGGCAGCACCTCGTACGCAGACCGGCGCCTGTCCGGACGGCGATGACCGCACAGAACAGGCCCGAGAAGGGCCCTAGACGGCGATCTGACGGAACCGGGGTATCTCCGGCCGAAACTCGCCCAGGATTGGTGGTTAGTAGCGTCGATCTCTGGAGCGGAGAGATTGCAGAACTTCTGCAGATTCACGGATGGTGAACTCTTACGTCGGATAGCTTGTGGCTAGCACGTCCCAAAAATTGGGTACGTACGACGGAGGGGCACACCTGACGGTGCACCCCTCCACCTGTGATGGACCCCGGGCGGGGTCCTCAGCCGTGCCTGAGCAGCTCGAGGGCCAATCGAGCAGCGTTGATCACGCACGAGCATGCAGCGAGGACCCCGCTCGGGAGCCTGCGCCACCACGGCGGCTTCTTACCGGCCTCTCCCACAACAACCTCCTTGGTCCAATCCTTCAGTGAGCGCTGGACCGGAGGTTCGTCGAGGTGTGACGGTACGTCACCGCTCTCAGGGCTGAGCGTATTCGCCGCACTCTGTCCCTGTCCCGGAAACGGGGGACTTCACGCAACCTCACGAGATGTCTTTGGCATATGCGTGCAGCATGCGAGTCTCGGCCTGCGGGGCAACCCGAACGCCGCTCGCCCCGTACCCTGAAGACCAGGCGCGGGGCCTGTGTGCGGAGGGAACTTCGTGGGCCTCATCAGCGGCGCCCGGAACCTGGTCATCGACGCCTGGTCCTGGCTCAACTACAAGCCCGTCTTCAACGACACCCGCGGCATGCCCTACCGCCGCGCCTTCCCCGAAGCGACCGCCACCTGGGTCCCCGCCGACGACGAGCGGCGCCTGGCCGCCTACAAGCTCCTCGCCGCGTACGACAACAACCAGGCCGGCGAGCTCGCCGCCCTCCGCGACGGCGACACGGCCCGCGAACGCCGCGAGTTCGGCGACCCGTCCATGTTCGTCGACACCCTCACCGCGCACGTCATGGGCCGCGAGCAGCACATCGTCGTCCCCGGCGCCGAGCACGCCCCCACTCCCACCCGGCCGGACGACGGCAACGACCCCGTCGCCGCGGCCGCCGCCCGCGTGCAAGCCCTGCTGCGCGAGTGGGCCGAGGCCGAGCTGCTCCCCATGCGGATGCTGCAGACCGAACGCACCACCGTCCTCCTCGGCGACGGCGTCTACCTGCTGTACTGGGACCCGGCCAAGGGCCGCGCCCGCATCAAGACGTTCGACCCCGGCTTCTACTTCCCCTACCTGTCCGAGGACGACGACGGCGCCGACTACCCCGACCGCGTCCACCTCGCCTGGGAACTCCCCGAGGACCGCCGCCGCGGACTCCCCGCCCGGCTGCGCCGCATCACCTACGAGCTCGACTGGATCCGGCCCGCCACCGCGTCCGGCATGGACCCCTCCGGCCGGCCCGTACGCGCCCCCGTCATGTCCGACCCCGACCCGGACAGCGACACCCCGCCCACCCCCGTCCTCAGGCCCGGCGACCGCGCCGACCAGGACACCGGCGCGATCAGCCGCCTCTACCCGTGGAACGCCGAGCCCGCCTACCGCACCTGCTACCTCACCGACGCCACCTGGGACCTCTCCGACCTCAAGGGGCCCCTGGACGTCGATGCCCTCCCCATGGACAAGGCCCAGTACGCGACCGGCCCCGACGGGGAAGTCCTCGACCGCCTCGACCTGTACCTGGACTTCGTGCCGATCGTCCACGTCCCGAACACCGTCCCCCCGGCCGGCGAGCACTGGGGACAGTCGTCCCTGGCCAAGGCCCTGCAGGTGTTCGACGAGCTGGCCGGCACCGACACCGACAGCAGCAAGGCGTCCGCGACGACCGGCTCCCCGATCGTCGCCCTGTCCGGCAAGACCACCGGCCGCACGCACATGGAGGTCGGGCCCGGCGTGCTGTTCGAGCTCGGCGAGGGCGGCCGCATGGACACCGTCAACACCGCCCCCCAGCTCGCCGAGCTCCGCAACCACCGGCACGACCTCGCCGACCTCGCCGCGAGCGTCGTACGCCTCCCCGCCGTGTCCCTGGGCACCATGGACCCCTCCCAGGTCCCCTCCGGGTACGCCCTGGAGCTGTCCCTCGGCCCCCTCGACTCCCTCATCGCCGGCATGCGCCTGGCCCGCGCCCACAAGTACGCGCTGCTGCTGAAGTTCGTGCAGCGCATCCACCTCGCCGGGCAGCACCCCGACTGGGTGGGCGTCACCCCGCTCCCGGCCCGGCTGGAGTTCGGCCCGTACACGCCGACCGACCAGGCCGCCGTCCTCGGCCAGGTCGCCACCGCCTACGAGAAGCGCCTGATCTCCCTGGAGACCGCCGTACGCATGCTCACCTCCGCGGGCTGGCCCATCGACGACGCAGAGACGGAGATCGAGCTGATCGAGTCCCGCATGTTCGAGCAGGCCCGGTACCTCGCCGACGCGCTCGGCAACCCCGACGAGGTCGCCGCGTTCCTCCACCGCGAGCCGCCCACCCAACCAGTGCCGCCCGCCGTGCAGCTCCCTGGCGTCCCCGGCACGGGCGCCGCACTCCCGCCGGCCGACGACGAGAAGACCACTGACGAGACCGGCGGCGCGCAGGGGAGCGGGGGAACACGATGACCGATCATGTGCTCTCCTTGATGCCAGGCGCGGGGCCTGGAACCTCTCTGGGAGGACGTGCCCCCATGCGCCGCCCCGCGCACCACCGCCCCACCGCCTGGGCCCACCCCTACACCGGGGTCGCCGGGCTCGCCGTCTTCTACAACTCCGGCGGCGACCCGGAGCCGCAGCCCACCCCCGCTCCCGCCCCGAAGCCCACACCGCCCCCCGCCGCCCCGGCGCCGGCACGCGAGTTCACGCAGGAAGACCTCGACCGGATCGCCGCCCGGGAGAAGGCCCAGGGCAAGCGGTCCGCGCTGAAGGAGTTCGCCGAGGAGCAGGGCTTCTCCTCCGCCGAGGACGCCGCCGCGTTCATCGCCGCCGCCCGCCAGGCCCAGCAGGCCGCCCTGTCCGAGGAGGACAAGCGCCGCCAGGAACTCGACCGGCGCGAGCAGGAACTCGCCGCGAAGGAAGCCGCCGCCGTCGCCCGGGAGCGGGCCGCGGTCCGCCGCGCCGCGCTGATGAAGCTCGGCGCGCTCGGCGACGACCTCGAAGACGCCCTCGCCCTCCTCGACCGCGACCTCCACGACCAGCCGGACGCCGACGAGGCCACCGTCACCACCGCCGCCGAGGCCATCAAGGCCCGCCGCGCCGCCCTCTTCGGCGCCGACCCGGCCGCCACCAGGACCCCCGCCCCCGTGCTGCCGCCCGCGCCCGCCGGAGCCCCCGCCGGCGGCCCGCCGCGCACCCCCGCCGTGAAGGACGACATCAAGGCCCGCGCGCTGGAGCGCGCCCGCAAGATGGGCTACGCCAAGCCCGACGCCGCCGCCTGACCGGCCCGCCAGACCGAGGGACCACGCCCTCCCGCACTCCTCCCGTGGACGACACCACAGGTGTCCGCACCCCCTCTGAACACCCCCGCTCCATGGGAGGAGACTCGGCGTGGACATCCAGCCGATCACCACACAGGAGACCGTGACCGCCAGCCGCCCCTGGCTGCTGTCCCTCTACGGCTCCGAGACCAACAAGACCATCACCCTCGACCTGGCCCAGTTCACCGCCGACACCCACTACACCGCGGCGGCAAACGGCCTGCCCAACCGGATCTTCTCCGGCCTGCCCCTCGGCAAGGTCACCGCGTCCGGGCTGTACGCCCCCTACGACTCCGCCGCGGCCGACGGCACCGAGGTGTTCGCCGGGCTCCTCGACACCGAGACCGCGTTCAACACCGGCTCCACCAAGTGCGGCGCCGCGCTGCGCATCGTCGGCGACGTCGACGTGTCCAAGCTCCCGGTCGACTTCACCCCGCCCGCCGCTGCGAACCGCAGCGACTCCATCCACTTCTCCGACCTGTCCTGACAAGGGGTGACGACCGATGCTTGAGGCCCTGCTCAGGGACATCACACCGACCGAGATCATCGCGTTCGCGCGGGCCGTGCAGACCCCGGCCGACTACGCGCTCACGCAGTCGGTCATGCCGGAACGCCAGATCAACGGCGTGAAGTACAAGACGCGCCGCACCAGCCGCCGCGTCAACGCCGCGAAGTACCGCGCCTACGACGCGCAGACCCCCGTCGCGTCCCGCGAGGTCAAGCGGATCGAGACCGAGGGCATGCTGCCCCCGCTCGGCCAGAAGTACCTCGTCGGCGAGCTGGAGACCATCCTCCTGGCCGCCCGCCGCGGCCAGGACGGCTCCGAGCTGGTGGAGTCCCTGTACGAGGACACCGCCGCCCACACCCTGTCCATCCGCTCCCGCCTGGAGCTCGCCGTCGGCGACCTCCTCACCGACGGCAAGTTCACCCTCTCCGGGGAGAACGGCCTGACCGTCGAGTACGACGCCGGCGTGCCCTCGGCGAACATGCCCACGGCCGCGACCGCGTGGACCGACCCGACCGCCGACGCCATCGCCGACGAACTGGCCTGGCTGGAGACGCTCCGGGCGTCCGGCGCGCCGATGCCGGAGCGGGTCATCACCAGCTACAAGGCCCGCGCCCTCCTCGCCGGGAACGACGCCTACCGCGCCGCCTACTACGGCAGCGTGAACCCGTCCAACACCCCCACCGCGACCCTCGCCCCCAACGAGGTCGACACCGTCCGGGCCCGCTACAACCTCCCCCCGATCGAGATCTACGACGTGCAGATCCCGAAGGACGACGGCACCATGGCCCGCCCCCTGCCCGAGGACCGGTGGGTGATGATCCCCCCGAACCGGGCGCAGTGGGGGGAGACGCAGTACGGCATCACCGCCGAGTCCATCGCCCTCACGACCGGCGACAACCCGGCCATCGAGCTGGAGGAGGCGCCCGGCATCATCGTCACCCACGGCTGGCAGGACGACCCCGTCCAGGTGTGGACGAAGGCCGCCGCCGTCGCGATGCCGGTGCTGTACGTGCCGGACATCCACATCACCGCGAAGGTGTTCTGACCATGGCCCGCCTCGTCACCGACGTCCACGTCAAGGACCCGCACACGCGCCTCATGGTGCACCTGCAGGCCGGTGAGGAACCCGCGCCCGAGTACGCGGCCCTGGTCAAGAACCCCGACGCCTGGGAAGGCGGCAAGCCCCCCACCGCCGCGCAGGACGCGCCCGACCCTGACGAGGGCCAGGACGCGGACACCAAGCAGGCCGCCAAGAAGACGGCGGCCAAGAAGCCGGCTCGGGGCCGGACGACCGCCGGCGAGGGCACCGGCGGTCAGTAGAAAGGGTGCGGGCCCGCCCCGGTGGGGGCGCCCACGGCGGGCCCGCACCCCTGCACACTCCCTTCCCGCCCTTGTCCGCAGCACCCCCAAGGAGCCCGATGAACACCGCCGTACGGGCATGGCTCATCGGCCAGCTCGGCCCCAACAGCGACCCCGCGGACCTCGACGCCCGCTACACCCGTCTCGGCACCGCCCGCGCCGTCGCCCTCGAAGTGCTCTCCGAACGGCACGCCGCGCTTCTCGCCCAGCCGGCCACCGTGAACGTGTCCGCCGTCGTGTCCATCTCCACCGCCGAGAACATCAAGGCCCTGGAGCGGAAGATCACCGAACTGCGGGCCGGGATCCCCCTCGCCCCCGACGAGGACGACCCCGACGGCGACGGCACCGCCCTCAACAGCGGCCCGCGCATCGTGCAGCTCACCGCCCGGCCCCGCCGATGACCACCCCCGTACAACCGCGGCGGCGCACCCTGCGGGCCCGGCTCCTGGCGTTCATCACCGACGCCACCAGCCGGCTCACTGCGATCTGGCGGCTCCTCACCGGCGCCCAGACCACCCTGCTGCGCGCGCTCGCCGCGATCCGGCCCGGCCGCAACGCCGCCGCCCGCATCCGCGCCGCCGAGCAGACCTTCCGCCGCGCCCTCGCCCAGTACGCCCGCGACACGACCGCGTTCATCGAACGCTGGGCCGCCGTCGACCTGCCCCTCGCCTACCGCGAAGGCGCCCTCACCACCCTCGGCTACGCCCGCCGCCTCACCCGCCCATGGGCCTGGACCACTCGCCACCAGGGCGCCATCACCACCCTGTCCGCCCAGTTCTACGCCGACCTCACCGCCCGCCTCACCGAGACCGTCCGCCGCGCCGAAGCGTTCCTGCGCGCCGCGCTCACCGCGGCCCGCGCCCGCCTCACCCACGCGACCGGCACCGTGTTCAGCCCGGCCCGGCTCCGCCGCGACCACCCCCTGGACACCGTCATCTACGCCGGCCAGCACCGCCACCCCGTCGCATCCTGGGCCCGCGCCGCGCTCGCCTGGCAGGCCGTCACCACCGCCAACACCGGCAGCATCCTCACCGCCGCCGAGCAGCTCGCCTGCACCCACGTCGAAGTCCGCGACGGCGCCGACTGCGGCTGGACCTCCCACCAGGACCCCGACAAGGCCCACGACACCCTGCGCACCATCACCGACGCCCTCGCCCACCCCCTCGCGCACCCGAACTGCGTCCGCGAGATCCGCCCCCACCTCACCAGGAGTTCGTGATGCGCCTGACTGTCTCCTGCGGCGCCCGCCGCGTCGACCTGCGCATCGCCGGGGACGACGCCCGCACCCTGAAGGCGGCCAAGCGCGCAGCCCTGTCCCTGCTCGCCGCCCTTCCCGAGCCGGACACCGACCCGGCCGAGGACCGCGAGGCTGAGCCGTTCGGGTTCGTCGCGCTGTCCTCCGACACCGAGATCGCCGCCGACCAGACCCAGCTCGACGACGAAGACGAAGAGGAGTGCCGCGCATGACCGGCCACCTCGGCATGGACGCCGCCCCCCGCCCGGTCACCATCACCACCGACGGCCCCACCGCCCACGTCACCGTCGACGGCCACGACCTGTCCCGGCAGGTCCGCGCCTACACCGTCCAGCACGAAGCCGGCCAGCACCCGCAGCTCCTCCTCTACGCCAAGCCCGGCGCCGACATCGCCCTGGACGGGCTGGCGTATGTCGCGGTCGCCGCCGAAGACCCCGCCCCCGCCGTCATCGACTTCCTCCGCGGCATCGACCCGGCCGCCCTGGAGCAGGCCGCCCTCGAACGCGACGACCTCGACGACACCCGCAACGCCCTCACCCGCGCGATGCTCACCCAGCTCATCGAATGGGCTACCGGAGGCCCGCAATGACCGGCCTGGACGACGCGCTGGCAGGCGTCACCACGTGGATCAACACCACCCTCCTCGTCGACACCGTCCGCATCACCCGCCCCGGCAGCGGAGAGCCCGTCCTCGACGAGGACACCGGCCAACTCACCTACCCCACCGGCACCCTCCTCTATGAAGGCGCCGGTGCGGTCCTGCCCGTCAACACCCAGCCGACCATCGTCATCCCGGACGCCCAGCTCCCGTGGCCCGACGAGACCCGCTCCAGCTACCGGCTGCTGACCCCGCTCGACGCACCCGTCCCACCCAAGGACGCCCTCGTCACGGTCACCGCCGCGCACTCCCCGGCCAGCGCCGCCCTCGTCGGCCGCGCATGGCGCTGCCTGGACCCCGGCCTCGCCGGAACCGTTGCCGTCGTCCGCGTCACCCTCCTCGACCAGATCCGGGAGGACGGATGACCCCCGACGACCTCGCCGACCGGCTCGACCAGGCCGCCGACCGCATCGGCCCGACCGTCGAGCGCCGCATCCGACATGTCGGCACCCTCGGTATCGCCAGCATCCGCGCCAACGCCTCCGGCCGGCCCGGCCCCAACGTCATCACCGGCGCCTACCGCGCCTCCTGGCAGTCGACCACCCGCCGCATCCCGTACGGCGCCCAGTGCACCCTCGGCAGCGACGCCCCCCAAGCCCGCCGCCTGGAGTTCGGGTTCTTCGACATGACCGACTCCCTCGGCCGGCACTACATGCAGCCGCCCTTCCCCCACGTGCAGCCCGCGCTCCCACGACTCGGCGCCACCCTGCGCACGCAGATCCGCCACGCGGTCGAGGAGGTCTTCGCGTGATCGCCCGCCGCCCCGTGTCCCTCGCCGTCCAAGCCCTCCTCGCCACCGCCACAGGGCTCCCCGTAGGCCGCGGCCGCATCCCCGCCGGACCCACCGCAGGCAGTCAGGCCGCCCCGCCGTACTACCTGCTCTACCTGCTCGGCACCACACTCCACGGCCCCCCGCTCGCCGACGAGAACCCCGACGCCACCTTCGTCTACCAGGTCACCTCCGTCAGCGGGCCCAAGCCGGGCGTCACCGGCTCCGCAGGCAGCATCGACCAGGCGGAGTGGATGGCGGACAAGGCCCGCGAGGCGCTGCTGGCCCGCGACCCGGCCACCGGCCTGTGGCTGCGCCCCCTCACCGTGCCGGGCGTGAAGAACACCGGCCGCGGCCTCGACACCGAACCAGGGGAATCATCCGCGCCGGACGATGCCATCATCACCTACGTACAGCGGTACAGGTTCGACCTGACCCCCGCCTGACCCCACGTCGGGCGCGCACGACCGCACCGCGGCGGGACCCCACGCGGACGCCACCCCACTGGTGGCCGACACATCCGCACCAACCAGCAAGGGGTCCCCACCATGCCGAGGTTTTCCCGCAAGGGCGTCACCAAGGTCTTCTTCATCGACACGATCGCCGACGCCTCCTACATCCCCACCCGCGAAGAGCTGACCGGCGCCACCAACCTCACCAAGGCCATCGCCTCCATCGACGGGTTCAGCCTGGAGAACCAGGAGATCACCACCCCGGACCTCGAGTCCACGTTCAACAGCAAGATCCCCGGCGACGACGAGGCCGCCGACTCCAGCATCACCTTCTACGAGGACGACACCAGCAGCGTGATGGAGGAAGCCCTCGCCAAGGGCACCACCGGTTTCATCGTCTTCCTCCGCAAGGGCGACGTCCCGGCCTCCAAGAGCCTCGACAGCTTCCCCGTCCGCGTGGCCTCCCGCTCCCCGCAGATCACCGTGGAGAACGAAGCCGCCAAGTGGGTCGCCCGCTTCTCCATCACCGACACCCCGGCGCTCGACGCCGCCGTGCCGGCCGCCACGCCCTGACCCACACCCGCCCCCCTTTGAGCTCCTGGCCGGGCCCGACGGTGTTCGGGAAGGGGCGCCGTCCGGCGCCCGGCCAGGTCCCCCCTTCCCCGACGGAGGACCACCCCCATGCCCAGCAAGACCACCACCAAGCCGGCCCCGCCCGCGCAGGCCGTCGCCAAGGACGCCCACTGGGCGGCCAAGCTCGAACGGCTCCGCACCCGGCAACGCCCGACCGCAACCCTCACCATCTGCGACGACCACACCGCCCGCAAGGCCCTCGAGGACGCCCGCCGTACGCACCTCCTCGCCTCCGTCAAGGCCGACGGCGCCCCGGACGACACCGACGCGCAGCAGTCGCTCCGCGACGCCAAGCAGCGTCTCGACCAGGCGCAGGCCGCATTCGACCAGGCCGCGATCGTCCTCACGTTCCAGGCGCTGGAGCGGCCCGCGTTCGAGGCGCTGCGCCGCGCGCACCCCCCGACCGAGGAGCAGGCCGAGGACGGGCAGATCGTCAACGTCGAGACCCTCGCGCCGGAGCTGATCGCCGCAGCCAGCCTCGACGGCCTCACCCCCGACCTGGCGCGCGAGTTCCTCGACACCTGGGCCGAAGCCGAAGCGAGCCAGCTGTTCCAGACCGCGTGGGACGTGCAGTCCACCGTGCGAGCTGACGTGGGAAAAGGCTGATCCAGGATGAGCGGTTCCGCGCCGAGCTTGAGCTGTGCGACCGGTGGGGCATCCCCCACAGCCACTTCCTCGGCGCCGGCGACGGCCGCTGGACACCCCGCGACCGGGACAAGGCCCTCGCCTACCGCGCCTACCAGCGCACGGTGTGTCCGCAGTGCGGCACCCGTCACGACGAATGGGATCACGGCGGCCCCGACGAAGAGGACCAGTACGTCGCGGTCGGGCAGCGCTGCGTCGGCTGCCAGACCATCGCCGACAAGCAGCAGCAACTCGAGCAGCAGGGCATCGACCTGCACGGCATGAAGATCGGCCTCCTCCCCGTCGCGGTCCACGCGGCGATGGAAGCCGAGCGGGACCTCCGCAAGGCCCAGCGCGGGCGCCGCGCCTGGGACGACGAAGACGACGAGTAGAAGGGAGGGCCGGTGGCCAACTGGACCCTGTCGGTCGACCTGCGCGGGCAGGGCACCGACCTGGCACGCACACTCCGCCAGACCGCTGCCCAGGCCCGCACCCTCGGCACAGCCGTCCGCGGCGCCCAGCAGGAGGTACGCAGCCTCGGCGCCGCCTCCCGCACCGCCGGCGGACACGTCCGCGGCCTCGGCCGGGACACCAACACCACCCGCGCCAACCTCGCTCGGCTCGACACCCAGGCCGCCCGAACCGAGCGGCACCTGCGGAGCCTGGCCGCTCAGGCCCGCGCCCTGCAAGCACAGCTCGCCCGGATCGACACCGACATCCGGATCGCCGTCCGCCTCGACGATGCCACCGGTGCCGGCACCGCGGCGATCCGCGCCACCCTCGACAGGCTGCGCTCCGAGAGCGCGTCCATCGGTGTGCGGCTGGAGGACGACACCGCCGCCACGGCCGCCGCCGTCCGCACCACCCTGGACGAGCTGCGGGCCAGCGCCACCAGCATCGCCGTCCGCCTCGACAACGAGACCGGACCCGGAGCGGCCGCGATCCGCGCCGCCCTCGACGAGCTGAGCACCCACAGCGCCAGCATCGCCGTCCGCCTCGACGACGACACCAGCACCGGCATCGCCGCCGTACGAGCGAGCCTGGCGGCTCTGCGCTCCGAGAGCCCCCTCAACCTCGTCATCAACGTGCGGCTCCGCGGCGCTGCCGCCGCCCAGCGCGCCCTGCAGCAGCTCCAGGACGCCGCTCAGGACGCCTACCGGCGCCTGGCCATCCTCGAACGCCGGGCCCGCCTCACCGCCGAGGCTCTCAACGAGCTCCGTACGGCCGCCCGCGCCGCCGCCACCGACATCCGGCGCCTGGACCGTGCAGGGGACCGGGCCGCCACACGGATGGGAGACCTCACCGGGAGCACCCGCACCCTGCGCATGAACATGGACGAGCTCGACACGTCCGTCACCCGCGTCGCCGGCCACATGGGCGGGCTGCGAGGCAGCCTGGGCACCATCAACCAGTCGACGAACCAGGCCAGCAAGAACTCGCGGCTCCTCATCACCGCGGCCGTGGCGCTGGCCACGGCCCTGATCCCCATCGCCGCCGCAACCGTCCCGATCGCCACCGGCCTCGTCGCGGCTGCCGCCGGGGCCGGCGCGTTCGGCGCGGCGATCGGCGGGCAGATGAAGCACCTCGCCGACGCCACCGAAGCGGAAACGAAGTACCTGGAGGCCGTCGAGGAGCACGGCAAGGCATCAGAACAGGCCGCCGAAGCAGAGATGGCCATGTTCCGGCAGCTCTCGAAGCTGCCACCGGCCACCCGCCGCGCCGCCGCCGCGTTCGAGAACTTCAAGGACGAGTACGTCGCATGGTCCAACTCGCTGGCCGGCACCACCATGCCGGTCGTCGAGAAGACGTTCGGCATCCTCACCGACCTCTTCCCCCGCCTCAACCCGATGATCAGCGGCGCGAGCCGGGAGCTGCAACGCTTCCAGGCGATCGTCGCCGGCGGGATGCAGACAGGCGCCTTCGACGGGTTCATGAGCCGCGCCGAGGAGTTCTCCACCACCACCCTCGCCCGGATGAACAGCGGCCTGATCCGCCTGGCCATGCGCCTGGACAGCGGCGAGGTCGGCGGGAACCTCCGCGAGTTCTTCGAATGGGCCCGCCAGCACGGCCCGCTCGTCGGAGAGACCCTGGGCGAGATCGCCGACATGGCGCTGCACCTCCTCGTCGCCGCGTCGGACACCGGCGTCGGCGTGCTGACCCTCGTCAACGCGCTCGCCAGCCTGGTCACCGCCATCCCCACCGACGTGCTGTCCACGATGCTGCAGCTGTACACGGTGATGAAGCTCGTCAGCCTCGCGGCGACCGGGCTCAGTGCGGCGATGGGCCCGGCCGTGGCGGGCCGGATCGCCGCGTACTTCGCCGTCATGCGGGCGGCCGGCGTCGCCACCACACTGCAGGCGACCGCCGCTTCCATGTCGGCCGTGACGAAAGCGACGATCGGCCTGGGGGCCCTGGCCGTCGCCGCCATCGGCATCGGCAAGCTCGCCGACAAGGCCCGCGGCGCCCCGCCGGACATCGACCGGCTGACCACGAGCCTGAAGGAGCTCGCCGAGACCGGAAAGTTCACCGGCGAGCTGAAGGACACCTTCGGCGACATCGACGGGGTCATCGACAAGCTCGAACAGCTCGGGCAGGCAACGAAGGACCAGCAGGAGTACGTCGACGGGTTCAACACCAGCGGCATGGTCGGCCCCCTCGACGACCTGCGGCGCAGCGCGAACGACCTGTGGCAGGACCTCACCCGCGGGGAGGAGTCCCTCACCGCGCTGGAGGACGACTTCAAGGGCCTGGACGGGGCCCTCGCCGGGATGGCCAAGTCCGGCTACGGCGAGCAGGCCGCCGAGGACTACGCGCTGATCGTGGCCGCCGCGAACAAGGCCGGGCACTCCACGAAGGACCTCGCCGCGGTCTTCCCGCAGTACAACGCGGCGCTCAAGGCGGCCGCCGCCGAGCAGCGGCTCGTCGCCGCCGGCATGGGCCTGTTCGGTGAGCAGGCCCTGGCCACCAAGGCCAAGCTCGACAGCCAGAAAGCCTCCGCGGACGGCCTGCGCGGCGCCATCCAGGCCCTCAACGACGTCAACCGGGCCGCCCTCGGCGGGATGATCGCGTTCGAGCAGGCCATCGACGACGCCGCGAAGGCCGCCAAGGAGAACGCCGGCGCTCTCACCATGTCGGGCGGGAAACTCAACCTCAACAGCGAGAAGGCCCGCGAGGCGGCCTCCGGACTGCAGGACCTCGCCACAAAGACTGAGGAGGCTGCTGCCGCCGCACGCGAGTCCGGCGCCTCGTGGGCCGAGGTGCAGGGCATCTACGACCGCGGCCGCGACTCGTTCCTCGCCTCCGCCAAGGCTGCCGGTCTGACCGCCCAGCAGGCCGAGCTCCTGCGGCAGCGGATGCTTGAGCTCCCCGACAAGCGTTCCACTCGTATCGAGATGCAGACCGAAGACGCCGTCATGGGCCTCGACGCCGTCATCTCGAAGATCAAGGCCACGCCCAACGCCAAGTCGGTGACGGTCAACGCCCTGACCAAGGGCGCCACCGAGATGCTCAACGACCTCGGCTACAAGACCAAGACCCTGCCCGACGGACGAGTCCAGGTCACCGCGAAGACGGGGCAAGCGATCGACGGCCTGGCCGCAGTCCGGGCCGCCCGCGACGCGCTGCAGGACAAGACCATCACCATCACGACCCGCCGGGTCGTCACCGAGGAACGCATCGTCTACCCGGCTACCGGAGAGGTGAAGCCCCGCAACAAGCCCGGCCTCGGCGGGTACGCGGACGGCGGCATCGTCCATGCAGCGAACGGCATGTTCGTCCCCGGCTACGCGCCGCGGCAGGACACCGTGCTGTCGCTGCTCTCCCCGGGCGAGGGCGTCCTCGTCCCCGAGACCGTCCGGAAGCTCGGCGCGGTGACGGGCATGGGCAGCGAGGGCGTCGTGAAGGCCCTCAACGCGTGGGGCCGCTACGGCACCGCCATGGCCGCGTTCGCCGACGGCGGCCTCGTCGCCCCGCAGCGTTTCGCCGACGGCGGGATCAGTACGTCCTACGACCCCACCGAGCTGTACAGCCTGTCCTCGATCGCCTCGTCGTCCCGCGACGACAAGCAGAAGTTCTCCCCGGCGATCTTCGGGCGGCGCCTCACCTCGTCCATCCGCGTCGCCCGCGCCTGGCGCAAGGACCTCGCCACAGTCGCCGCCCGCGCCGGGCAGGACGTCGCCGACGCGCTGGAGGCGATGGGCGAGGAGGGCATCGAGCTCACCCGGAAGATGGCCAACGGCTCCGCGAAGTACACCCGCCAGATGGCCGCCAGCCTCAAGGCGCTGGCCGACGCGTCGAAGGCCACCCTCGGCGACTACACCGGGCAGCTCACCAAGACCGTCAAGGACCAGACCGCGTTCCAGAACAACCTGCTCAAGCTCGCCGCGCAGGGGAACACCGACCTCGCCAAGGCCCTCGCCGCGCAAGGCGACCAGGCCGCCGCCGACCTTGCCGCCGCCGCGGTGAAAGACCCGCGCCGGGCTCGCCACGCCAACACCGCCGCCCGCGAAGCCGCCAACGCGCTCTCCCCGGACCAGGTCGAACAGCTCGTTGCGATCATCGCCGCGATCACCACCGCCAAGACCGGTATCCACGACGTCGCCGCGACGACCGGGCTGGGGGAGGACGACATCATCGCCGTCGCCACGAAGGCGTCCACCCGCATCAAGTCCGCGCTCGGCGCCCGCGCCACGCGGTTCCTCGCCGACCTGGCCCGAGCCAACAAGGGCCTGTCCTACGCCGACGGCGGTATCCGCGAGGGCATCTACTCCACCGTCGGCGGCGCCGTCACCTTCGCGGAACCTCAGACGGGCGGGGAGGCGTTCATCCCGCTCGGCGCGAACAAGCGCCGCGCCGCCACGCGCGTGCTCGCCGACGTGGCCGGCCGGTTCGGTATCGGCCTGACCGACATCAGCGCGGCCCGGCAGGTCGTCGTCGTGAAGGAGGGCGGCGACACCTACGTCACCGTCCCCGCCGTCCGTACCGGCGCCACCGCGTCCGACATCGGCGCCCACGTCGGCCGGCAGGTCCGCCGCGCACGCAGGGGAGGGGTGGCAGCCCGTGGCTACTGAGCCCGTACTGTCCGACGGACAGATCGACCTGTGCGGCACCGTCATCGGGGCCGGCACCACCGTCAACCTGATCGAGATCACCGGCCTGGGCCGGCCCCCGGTCCGGGACAACGACCACGACCAGCCCTCCATGGACGGCTCCTGGCCCGGCCCGGACTACTTCGCGCCCCGCTCCGTGCAGATCGACGCCGCCATCAAGACCCCCGGCGACCCGACCGCGTGCGAGGCCATGCTCGCCGCGCTCCAGCAGCCCGCATGGGACCCGACTGTTCGCCTCACCGGCGGCGCCACCACCCACCTGCGCATCAAGCGGCCCGGCCGCCCCACCAAGCGCCTCGAAGGCCGCCTGCGCCGCCTCGATGCCGAGTACGCGCAGGTCAAGCACGGCTACATGCCCCTCGACATCGAGTTCCTGGCCACCGACCCCACCTGGTACGCCGACACCGCCACCACCACCGAGATCCCCCTCGGCTGGCTCACCGGCGGCGGGTTCGCCGCGCCCGTGACCGCCCCCCTCTACGTGCAGGACGGCGCCACGGCCGCCGACCGGCCCGGCTGGGCCACCAACGCCGGCACCGCCGACGCCTGGCCGATCATCCGCATCACCGGGCCCTGCTCCAACGTGACGATCATCCACGCCGACACCGGCCGCACCCTCGCCATGCCCGCCCTCACCCTCACCGCGGGGCAGTGGCTGGAGATCGACACCCGGCCCGGCCACCGCACCGTCACCCGCGAGACCGGCGGCAACGCCACGGCCCTCCTCACCCCCGCCTCCCGCATCGACCTGTTCTCTCTGCCGCCCGGCACCAGCGAGATGCGGTGGACCGCCTACGACCACACCAACACCGCCCGCATGCGCCTGACCTGGCGCGACGCCTACACCGCCCTCTGAGGGAGACCGCCGTGCCCCTGATTCCGCAGCCGATCCTCGTCAACGGCGCCACCCACTCCGCGCAGCAGTTCCGGCTCCTCGTCGAGGACCTCTCCCGCGGCAACGAGGGCGTCACCCACGGAACCGACCTGAAGGTCACCGAGCTCGGCACACCAGGCGGCAGCGTGCAGGTCGCCTCCGGCACCGGCGTCATCCGCGGCCGCGCCGCCGCGTTCCAGGGCACCTACGCCGCAGCGAACGTCGGCTCCACCACCGTCGACATCGCCCCCACCGGGGGCACCGGCCGCTCCGACCTGCTCATCCTGCGCGTCGAGGACCCCGAGTACGAAGGCAGCCTCGACCCGGCCGTCGACCCGATCGCCTACTTCCAGGTCATCTCCAACGTGTCGTCCAGCGCCACGACGATCCCCGACGGCCGCACCGGCATCCCCCTCGCCCGGATCGACATCCCCGCCTCCACCTCCACCATCACCAACGCGATGATCACCGACGTGCGAAAGATCGCCAACCCGCGCCGGGAACGCACCCTCCTGCCGCCGCAGTCACCCACCTCGCTCAGCGCAGAGCTCGGCGCCAGCACCACCTACAGCTACTTCTCCACCGCCGCCGGCTGGAACATCCCCGTCCCCGACTGGGCGAGCATCGCCCGCGTCCGCGTCGACGGGTCCGCGCTGCGCCTGACCACCGCCGACTTCTACGGCGGGTTCCGCGCCACGTTCGGGGCCTCCCTGGTCGTGCAGAACGTCACCATCGACGACAACGGCGGCGCCACCACCCGCCGCATCCAGTCCGTGGCGGCGGACACCCTCACCATCCCCGACGCCTACCGCGGCACCACCCAGCTCCTGCGCGCCCAGGCGGCCGGCTACACCGGCAACGCGGGCCGGATCGCCGTCGACCCCTCCTCCACCCTCATCGGCGACATCGAGTTCATCGAGGCGCCCCGATGACGCCCAGCCCCATGCGGGTCCTCACCCAGCACGCCCTGACCGGAGCCTGGCAGTCCCTGTCCCTGCCCCTGCGCGACCTGGAGTACGGGCCGGAGCTGAACGGGCCCGGCACCCTGTCGGGCACCCTGGAACCCCGCCTCCTCGCCCAGCACCCCACCCTCGTCGACCCCGGTACCACCTGCATCTACGTCGAAGCCGACGGGAACATCCGGTGGGGCGGACTCGTCTGGGACGTCCGCACCCAAGGCGACCGCCTCACCGTCGAAGCCGCCTCGTGGTCGTCGTACGCGCAGCGCCGCCACGACCTCGACGGAGAACTCGGCGGACGCGGCCCCTACACCTACGCCGACCCCTGCACGGTCATCCGCGACATGTGGGCCTACCTGCAGTCGGTGCCGGACGGGAACCTCGGCGTGCTCGTCGACCCCACCACGACCACCGCGAAGGTCGGCACCCCCGCAGACCCCTACAGCTTTCCGTTCTGGGAGCACCCCAACCTCGGGGACCGGATGGACGACCTCGTCTCCGGTGACGCCACCCCGGACTACACCTGCACCACCGCGTGGAACGAGGACCGCACGGCGGTGGTGAAACGGATCCGGCTCGGCTGGCCCCGCCTCGGCGCCCGCCGCACCGACATCAGCTTCGCGTCCGGCGTGAACATCCTCGAAGACCCCGAGATCCAGCTCGCGGGCGACGACTACGCCCAGGTCGTCGTCGCCGCGGGCGCGGGGGACGGCCGCGCCAAGCGCCGGCAGGTCTCCGCCGTCCGCAACGGCCGGCTCCGCCTGGAGCACATCCTCGACCTGCCCGAGGTGAAAGCCAACGACGTCCTCGCCGCCCGCGCGGCCGCCGAACGCGCGATCCGGCAGACCCTCGGCACCGTCGAGCAGATCACCATCCGCGACACCCCCGCCGCCCCCTTCGGCAGCTTCCAGGTCGGCGACGACGTGTACACCCGCGTCCACAACGCCTGGACCGACTACACCGGCTGGTGCCGCGTCACCGGCTGGACCATCCGCCCCCACGCCACCGGCGGCCCCCAGGCCACCATCAGCCTGCGCCCGGCCGACACCTACCAGTACGGAGGAACCCCGTGACCGACATCGGCCGTAAGCTCGCCCAGCTTGAGAGGCGGCTCGCCGCCGTCGAGCGGCAGTCCCGCCTCGGGTCCGCCAGCGTCGACAACACCGCCCTGGAGATCCGCGACCAGGCCGGGTCCCTGCGCGGCCTGATCGGGCAGCAGGCCGACGGCACCACCGCCGTCAACATCACCAACGGGCCCACCCCGCCCGCGCCGTCCACCCCGAGCGTCGCCCCGGCCCTCGGCGGTCTCGCCGTCACCTGGGACGGCACCTTCACCGACAGCACCCCGACGCCGCTGGACTGGGCCCGCGTCGAGGTCCACACCGGCGCCACCATCGACTTCACCCCGACCCCCGACACCCTCCAGGCCACCATCGAGACCCCGCAGGGCGCCGTCGCCTACGTCCCGACCAGCACACCGCTGTACGTGCTCCTGCTGGCCCGGAACACCTCCGGCACCGCCTCCGCACCCACCACGACCGTCGGCCCGTACGAGCCGCGCCCGGTCGCCGACGACATCGGCCCCGGCGGCATCACCACCACCCACATCGCCGACGACGCCATCACCACCCCCAAGATCCTCGCCAACGCCATCGTCACCGCGCACCTCGCCGCCGGCAGCGTCGACGCCACCGCCCTCAAGGCCGACGCGATCACCGGCAAGACCATCACCGGCGGCACCGTCACCGGCAGCACCGTCCAGACCAGCGGCACCGGGCAGCGCCTCGTCCTCAACCCCAACGCCGCCGACCCCGGCGACCCCCTCAACACCGTCCCCGCCGTCGAACTCCACTCCGGCGCCGTCAGCCAGGTCACCCCCGGCTTCCTCTCCGCGAAGATCTCCGACGACACCCCGGCCCGCCCCTACGTGTCCCTGCGCTCCCCGGCCGTCGACACCGAAGGCCCCGGCGACACCGCCGACCTGCCCATCGACTCCGAGCTGCGCCTCTACTCCAGCCAGCCCGGCGTCCGCGGCGGCAGCTTCCTGCTGGACGCCAACCCCAACCCCTACGCCGACCAGTACGGCCTCTCCCGCGTCCGCGGCTACGTCGCCGACAGCACCACCGACACCAGCCTCCTCGAACTCAGCTGCTTCGACGCCGACAGCGCCCCCGGCGGCTCCGGAACCCTGGGGCCCGGCACCACCGTCGAGATGACGGGCAGCCAGATCCGGCTGCGCGCCCAACGCTCCGGCGCCGACTTCTCCACCTACATCACCCCCGACGGCTTGACCGTGTCCGGCACCAACTGGACGACGTACACCCCGACCGTCGCGGGCGGCGGCACCGCCACCTACACCACCCGCACCGGCTACTACTGGAAGCTCGGCAAGGTCGTCTTCGTCACCATCGACATCACCGTCGGCGCGGCCGGCTCCGGCGCCAGCCTCGTCACCATCACCGCCCCCAGCAACATCGACCGCAGCGCCCGGCAGATCCTGCCCATCCAAGGCCGCGGCGTGTACCTGTCCGGGATGGCCGCCACCGGCAGCGCCCTGGCCATGGAGACCGGCTCCGGCGCCGTCATCGACCAGCTCGTCATGTCCAACGACTCCGCCACCAACCGCGACGGCGTCCTCACCGGCGCCAACCTCATCGGCGGCGCCCGCCTCACCATCACCGGCTGGTACCGCGAAGCCTGACCAGCACCACCAGGGGCGGGAGCAGGGCAGTACGCTCCCGCCCCTCCGCATACGCTGGGCCCACGGCGACCCTCCGCCACCGCTCCACCCCCGAGGGACTGCACGCCCAGCCCCCTGGCCGCGCGCAGCACACCAGCCACCAGCTCTGGGCGCGGGGAGATCCAGGAGCTCGGGCGGATGCCCACCCACCCCACCATCGACGCGTACGCGTACCCGGTCCAGCCGTCCCTCGGCCGCCACCACGTCCTGGACGGACGCAGCCTCGCCTACCGGCGCCCCTACGACGGCCACCGGCTGCGCACCGCCGCGTGGGAACCGCGCATCCCCGTCCTCGACCAGCGCAACCTGATCGCCCAGGGCATCCACACCAGCACGATGGGCCTGGACACCGACATCGACGCGCTCGCCTCGTGCACCGGCAACGCCGCCACGACCCTGCTGTCCGTCATCGCGCCGGACCGCGCCACCGCCGACGGCCTCGACCTCGCCGACACCGCGGCCGCCCAGCGGTACGCGATCAGCCTGTACGCCGACGCCACCCGGCAAGACCGCTGGCACACTTCCTGCTGGCCCACCGACGACTGCGGCTCCTCCGGCCTCGGCGCCGCCAAGGCCTTGCGCGCACGCGGCCTGATCGACCAGTACGGGCACGCCACCACCGCCGAGGAACTCTGCGCCCTCCTGCAGACCGGTCCCGTCCTCCTCGGCATGCCCTGGTACGCCGCGTTCTCCGAGCCGGACGGCGACGGCTTCATCGACAACGTCGCCTGGTCCGCGTCCCCCCTCGAAGGCGGCCACGAGGTGTGCGTCACCGCCCTCGAACGCGTCCCGAACTGGGACGGGACCGTCGACTACGACCACACCATCCTCCGCTTCCGGAACTCCTGGGGCCCCTCCTGGGGCGACCACGGCGACGCCCGGATGCGCCTGTCCACCTACCTCGCCCTGCGCGACCACTGCGACGTCATCCAGCCCCGACTCGACGGAGTGACCCCGTGACCACCAGCACCGGCGCCTACCACGTGGCGGTCGACCACCTCGACCCCGACACCCTCACCCCCACCACCACCTACCTGGGCACCTGCGACCAGGCCCACGTCGACGAGGTCCGCGCCATCGCCGCCCTCGACACCAGCCCCCACCACCTCCTCGACCACCCCCGCCAGCCGGGCGCGTTCCTCGTGCTCCGTGCGGACGGCGACCTCGACGTGTACGTCCCGGTCGACGCGCCCGACTACACCGTCCGCACCCCCGACCCGGACCCGCAGGACCCGGCCGCGGGCGGCAGCATCGACACCCCGGCGCCGGGCGCGGCGGATCGGCCCGTCGAGCCGGACCGGCCGCGCGGCGCCGCCGGGCCCGCCTACATCGCCGGCGCCGTCCGCTTCGGCGCGCAGCGCATCGGCGGCGCCATGGACACCCCCACCGCCCCGCCCCGCGCCGTCTGGCACACCACCGAGTCCCCGGCCGGCAGCGCCTACTTCTACTCCATCGCCGCCTACCTCATACGGGTCGGCGCCGAACCCCAGGTCATCTACGACCCCGAGTCGGACCGGCTCGGCCAGTTCGGGCCGCTCACCTCCTCCGGCCGCGCCCTGCGCAACGACGGCGCCCGCCGCACCAACCGCGAAGGCCGAGTGTGCATCCAGGTCGAGGTCCTCGGCCGCGCCCGCTCCCCGTGGACGAACGGCTTCGACCCGGCGGCGAAGCCGAACTACCGCAAGCTGATCGCCGCGATGCGCGCCCACGGCATCCCCGACACCTGGCCAGCCGGGCCGCCGCCGGCGACCGCCGCCGCCGCGACCCGCCGCGACCGCACCACCTGGCAGACCAAGGGCGGCCACTACGGGCACTCCCAGGTCCCCGGCAACGACCACTGGGACCCCGGCGCCATCGACACCAGCCTCGTGCCCGGACCGCGCCCCGGCACCGGCGACGACACCCCCGCCGCCGGCAGCGGCGTGTACGTGGTGAAGAAGGGCGACACCCTCTCCGCCATCGCCGTCCGCCACAGCACCACCACCGCGGCCCTGGCCAAGCTCAACGACATCAAGGACCCCGACCGCATCCGCGCCGGGCAGCGGCTCCGCCTCCCCGGAGTCGCTGCGGCCAAGCCGCAGTACGAGCCGTTCCCCGGCGCCGCGTTCTTCCACACCGGCCGACGCAGCCCCCTCGTCACCGCGATGGGCCGCCGCCTGGTCGCCGAGGGCTGCGGCCGCTACAACCACGGCCCCGGCCCGCAGTGGACCAACGCCGACCGCGCCTCCTACGCCGCGTGGCAGCGCAAGCTCGGCTACTCCGGCACGGACGCGGACGGCATCCCCGGCAAGGCGTCCTGGGACGCCCTCAAGGTCCCCAAGCAGCTCTGACCCCCTGGTACCGCCCACCCCTCTCACCCCTATGGAGACACCTGTGTCCACCCCGAAGTTCCTCGGCCGCGAACCCGCCGCCTGGCTCGCCCTGGTCGCCGTCCTCGTCAAGCTCGCCGCCGCGTTCGGCTGGGACGCCAGCCCCGCCGTGCAGGCCGCCGTCAACGGCTTCGCCGCCGCGGGCATGGGCGTCCTCATCGCCGTCGTCGCCAAGGACGGGCTCGGCGCAGCCCTCGTCGGCTTCGCCCAGGGCGCCCTCGCCCTCGCGCTCGGCCTCGGCCTCGACTGGTCCAGCGAGCGACAGGCCGTCGTCATGGCCTTCGTGACCGTCGCCGTCGGCATGTGGGACCGCACCCAGGTCACCGCCCCCGTCCCGCCCACCCGCCCGCTCACCACCACCTGACCATCCGCACTACGCCACCCCCCACCTGGAGCACGCCGTGACGGACGACCCGACCCCCGGAGAGATGGTCCGACGCCTGGAAGACCGCCTCACCGACGTCCGCGACGACATCCAGCAACTCGAGCGGCGCCTCGACGGCAAGGTCGACCAGCGCATCTACGACCTCCGCCACGAAGCGCTGGCCTCTCGGGTGTCGACGCTGGAGACGCACCGGGAGAAGGACACCGAGAAGCTCGTCGCGACCCGACGCTGGCTGATCGGCGCGGTGATCGTGCCGCTGGTCGGGATCCTCCTCCCGGTCATCATCCTGCTGAGCAGGGGGACATCATGAGGTCGACGATCCGAGCCGAGGAGCGGCGCTGGCGACGAGGGGACGTCCTGGCCATCGCCGCGGCGCTCGCCCTCGGGACCGCGTTCGCGTGGATCATCCTGTCGGTGCAGGCGCTCCGCGAAGACCTGCACACGGCGAACGCCGCCCGCGACGCTCTCGCCGAGCAGGTCCTGCAGCTGGGGGAGAAGCCGGTGGCGGGGGAACCCGGCGACCGGGGCGCCCCCGGCCGGACCGTCGTCGGCCCGGCCGGAGCACAGGGTCCTCCCGGCCCAGTCGGCCCGCCGGGCCTGCCGGGCGCCTCCATCACGGGCCCGCCCGGCCCGGTCGGCCCGTCCTCGACCGTGCCGGGCCCGGCCGGGCAGGACGCCGTGGGCGAGGCCGGCCCGCCCGGCCCCGCCGGGTCCCCCGGCCCGGCGGGACCTCCAGGGCCGGCCGGACAGGACGGCACCGACGGCACCGACGGCCAGGCCGGGGCGGACGGCCGCGACGGGCAACCCCCCACGGGCTGGACCTACACCGACCCCCAGGGCACCACCTACACCTGCACCCGCGCGCCCGACTTCGACCCGACAGCCCCCCGCTACACCTGCACCACAACCGCCCCGGCGCCCGGCCCCGGCCCGGCCCCCAGCCCCAGCGCACCCAACACCATCGCGCTCGCGCCTGAGCGCCGCCGTCTCTAGGAGCACGCCGTGCCGTTCCCCGAGGGCCTGCCGACCACCCTGCTCACCTACACCGCGGTGAACCCCGCCGGCGGCGGCCCGGCCACCGGCACCGTCGAGTTCGCGCCGACCGTCCCCGCCATCACCCTCCCCGGCCACGAGACGGTGTTCACCGGCCGCGGCACCTACGCCTTCGACGCCCTCGGCCGGCTCGTCGACGGCGACCAGATCGGCGTACGGCTCCTGCCCAACGACGTGCCCGACGCCAACCCGACCACGTGGGCGTGGCTGGTGACCGTACGCGTCACCGGCGCGCCCGCCCGCTCCTTCTACATCCGCCTGTCCACCAGCCAGCCCACCGTCGACCTGGCCGCCCTGGACCACGCCGACCCGGCCCGCGCCCAGTACGTCCTCGTGCCCGGCCCCCAGGGAGAACCCGGGCCCGCAGGCCCCGCCGGGGCTGACGGGGCGCCGGGGGAGCAGGGGCCCAAGGGCGACACCGGCGAGATGGGCCCGCAGCCGCCCCTCGGCGCGGCCGGCGCCGGCCCGACCATCGCCCTGCGCTCCGACGACCCCACCACCACCAACCCCCGGACCCCCCTGGCCCACGCCGGCTCCCACGCCCCGGGCGGCACCGACCCGCTCACCGCAGCAGCGATCGGCGCCGAGACCCCCGACGGCGCGCAGGCCAAGGCCGACGCCGCCCAGCAGGCCGCCATCACCGCAGCGGCGGCGGACGCCACCACCAAGGCCCAGGCCGCGCAGACCGCCGCCGTCCAAGCCGCAGCCACCGACACGACAAGCCAAGTCGCCTCCCACACCGCGGGCACCGACCCGCACAGCGACCGCGCCTGGGCCCGCGCCCGCTTCCTGCCCACGGCCACCTCGCGCCGCCGTGACCTTCCCGACCCGGCCCTCGCCGACGGCCTCCACACCGGCACCGCACCGACCATCACCACCACCCAGACCACCACCCCCACCAGCGGCTACATCAAGTACGCGCCGCCCGGAGTCGCCCTGACCGGCACCGACGTGACCGGCCCGTTCACCTACGCCGGCGCGGGCGGCTTCCAGATCGGCACCTCCGGGGCGAACCTCTCCTACGTCAAGCCGACGTCCCGCTACCCCAACACCTACGACTCCGGCCAGTCCGTGTGGGCCCTGGAGTTCTCCACCGACGCCGCCGTCTTCCAGCTGCGCTTCCAGCACCAGACCGCCGCGATGTACCGCCTGTCCATCGACGGCCGCAAGGCCACCGAACTGATGCAACCCGTCGGCGGCACCACGGCCGGCTCCGGGCACATGATGACCGTCGACCTCGGCAGCAGCGCCCCGCGCCGGATCCGTTTCGACTTCTCCACCGTCCCGTTCGGCGGCATCTACCTCCCCCCGTCGGCCACCATGTGGTCCTCCCCCCTGCAGGGAGGCCGCTTCATGGTCCTCGGCGACAGCATCAGCGACGGCTCCGCGCAGAACACCGGCGGCGGCGCCGGAACCTGGTTCGCGCGCGCCGCCCGGCTCCTCGGCGCGCCGGACGCCTGGGAGCAGGGCCGGGGCGGCACCGGCTACACCGCCGCCGGGTCCTTCGCCACGTTCGGAACGCGGGCCGCGGCCGACGTCATCGCCTGGGCCCCGACCCGGCTGGTCATCTGGGGCGGCTACAACGACAACACCGGCTCCCAGTCGGCCATCGCGACGGCCGCCGCCGACCTGTACGTGCAGATCCGGGCCGGGCTGCCGGACTGCGAGGTGTACGTGATCGGCTGCTGGGCCCCGACCGGCTCACCGGGCGCCTCCATCACGAACACCGACACCACGCTACGCACCGCGGCGGCCGCCGCCGGGTACCCATTCATCTCCCCGGTGACGGGCTCGGTGTACGACGCGACGGGCGCCCTGGTCGTGACGCACGGGCCGTGGATCACCGCGGGGAACGCGGCCGCGTACATCGGCGGCGACGGTGTCCATCCGACGGACGCCGGCCACGTGTACCTGTCGCGCCGGATCGTCGCCGCGGTCCGGGAGCTGATGCCTGCGTGACCGCCACCCGTGTCCTATAGGAATGGGTCACAAATAAGGGATGCAAGCAGACCTGATCAGTCACTTCCTGCATGAGGCGAGCGGCTGATCTGGCACGCGTGCGTTGCCGCCGGGCTCCCGCCGCTGCAGGGACGCCGGAACTGCCAGGATCACCTGCGGCACTTCATGAGGGGCCGGATCCCGCAGCGCTGATGAGCAGCGGGGGCGGCCGGGCTACGGCGAAGAAAGTCCCTCACCAGTCCTGTGAGGGCTTGTCGGCGGCGTGCTTGAAGACCTCGACGAGGTGCTCGGGGATCTGGTAGCCGAGGACCTTGCCGAAGCCGGGACCCTGGGGGATGACGACGGTCTCCATCCCGGCGGGCCACCATCCACTGGCGACGCCGCGTTCGATGGCTCGCTTGATGGGGGCGATGTGTCCGCGCAGGCTGCTGTTCTCATCGTCACGGAGGTCGTTGGCACTGACGTAGCCGCCGTTGGCGGCGGCCTCCTTGATGATGCGGCGGGCGCGGGTGGGCAGGGCGAGGTAGAGGCGTTCGGCTCGTTCCTTGGTCCAGGTGGCGTCGATCTGTACGTGGGCGGCGTGTTCGGCGAGGAGTGCGAGGAGTCGGTCCTGGAACTCAGGCGTGGCCTGCTCGACAGTGACGGTGATCTTCATGAGGGGCCCGTTTCAACTGACCTGGATAGAGGTGCTTCTGACGTGACGAAGGTAGCGCGCCACCACTCGTCTGTCTAGCGTCTATTCGCTTCTAGTAAACGAGTGAATGGGGTCCCGCGTGTCGGGGTCATGGGGCCTGGTTCACGATAAGCTCACATATCGTGAACCACTCTGCTTCTACGGAAGGTGTCTCGTGAGCGACTTCGACGCCCGTGCGGCAGCCATCTTCGGCGTCAGTGAAGGGGCGGTGCGGTGGCCCTACGACGTCAGCGGCATCGACCGCACCCTGCGCCACCGCGACCCTGAGGCGTTCCGATACGAACTGGCGGTGCTGACCACTAAGCGGTACACCATCGTGGAATGGGCAGAGGTGCATGGTCTCAAGGCCAGCCGGGTCAAGTGCTGCCCCCTCTGGCTCACCCGAAAGACGTCCCGTCGTTGCCGCTTCGACAGTCCCTGCCAGTGCCGAACGGACCCGGACCGATCCTGGCTCGATCACGACATCTACTGGCTCCGCAACGGCCATCCTGCAGTGATCACCTCAGCCCCCTATGACATCAGCCCGCAGTCCGTTCAGCGTCTCAAGTGGTGGCACGCGACGCACCGGCACTTGAAGGTAGCCACGGGGGAAGGGTGGTACGGGCACGGAACCTCACAGATCGTCATGTGGAGTACCACCCGCATCAAGTACGTGTCGCCGGCCAAGAACATCGACCAGCCCAGCACCTTCATGCGGAGCCATGACTGATCGCCTCCCAGCAGTCCGGGGCCCCCTCCTGCCGGTGGAGTTCGACCACGATCTGCAGGCCCGCCTTGCCGCGCTCGACGCCGCGTCCGACACCCACGCCCAGGAGCAGCGGCCCGACAACACGACCCGCTCCTACGCCTCGGACTGGAAGACGTGGGCCGCGTTCTGCGCGCAGCTGCGGATCCCGCCGACGGCCGCGACGCCGGGCACGCTTCGGGCATTCGTCGACTTCCTGTGGAACCGGGAGAAGCGCGCGTACGCCACCGTCGACCGGAAGCTCGCCGGGGTGACTGTGACGCTGCGGCAGCGGTACGGCGTCGTCGTCGACCCGGAGGCGACGAAGGCCGCGCGCGAGCTGTTGAAGGACTACCGCCGCCAGGCCGCCGAGCGGGAGGAACCGGTGCGGGGCCGCGGGAAGGCGCCAGCCATGCGCGTGGACGCCCTGCGGCGGATCGTGGAGAAGTGCTCGGACGACATCTTCGGCGTCCGGGACCGGGCGATGCTGCTGCTGGGCTTCTCGATCGCGTCCCGCCGCGCGGAGCTGGCCGGGCTGCGCCTGCGGAACGTCGTCGAGGACCCGGACGGGAACGGGCTCGTGGTGGACGTGGTGGTGTCGAAGACGGACCCGCGTACCGTGCCGGTCCCGTACGGGGCGAACCCGGCGACCTGCCCGGTGCGGGCCTGGAAGGCGTGGGTCGAGCTCTCGGGGATCAGCGACCCGGACCGGCACGCCTTCCGCCGGATCCACCACACCGGCACGGTGCAGCCGCAGGGGCTGACGCCTCAGCGGGTCGGGGACATCATCACGGCGGCCGGCGCGCGGGCCCGAGTGCCCGTGCTGTTCACGGGGCACTCGGTACGCTCCGGCATGGCGACCGAGGCGCGGCGGGCGGGTAAGGACCCGAAGGCCATCGCGCAGATTACGGGGCACAAGCCGAACAGCAGTGTGCTGCATGGGTACATGCAGATCGTCGACCGGTGGGGCGAGGACGACAATGCCCTCGTGGGGATCGGGCTGTGAGGATGGGCGGGTCACTCGTCCGGCGATCGCTGTGCCTGGAGCCTCTCCTCCATCTCCTCGCGGCGTCGCCGTAGCGCGTCCATGCGTTCTTGGCGTGTCTGAGTGATGGACGTGTGGTTGGCGTCGGCGTAGGACTTGGCGATCTCCTTGAGGGGTTTCTCGATCTTGGTGAGAACGGCTTCGATCCGCTTCGTCGGCCGCTCACCGATCAGCGTCTCCGACAAGACTTCGATGTCCACCGTGTAGTGCAACGGCTCCACGTCGCCTGCGGGTCCCTTGGCCTGCACGGTGAAGTTGTACGTCATGGGCAGGCCGCTGTTCAGGCGTGCGTTCGTATCGAAGAAGAACTCCAGCTTCCGGCCGGGCGGGAGCATCGGGATGGTGCGACTCAGCGCGGTACGAAGCGCCTCCGTGGCCTGCTCGTAAGTGGATTCGATCGGAGGGTCGACGCTGATCCGCACGTCCCGAGCAAGAGTGGGGCCGACGTTCTGGATGGTCAGGTAGAGCGCGAAGGAGCCTGGTCCACCGAAGTGGATGTCTACGATGACGTACGGCTCGTTCTTCTCCCTCTCGATCTTGCGGTTCAGTTCGAGCTGCTCCTGCGCAGCCTGCGCCTGCTTGCGGGCGTACCGCAGCGCGAGGCCGGCGGTCGTCGTGGACGCGACCACGGCCAACGCCGCAAGGGAGAACGAAACCCACTGCTCCAGATCCATCAGGGCAGGATAGGCGCCGAGGGTGGCAGGGGCGCGGGAAAGGCGAACTTGTGATGGCAGAGCGGTACGCCGCGGCGTCGGTGCGGCAGCTCGCCGCGGTGGTGGAGCGGATCGCGCCGCGGGACCGGGCCCGCTGGGAGGCGCGGGAGAAGGTGCCGGGCGCCGGTGGGGTGCTGATTCAGGTGTCGCGGTCGCGGGCGGACCAGCTTTGGATGGTGGTCGGCATGTTCGACCGGGCGGTGGGCCGGGAGGAGCTGCCGGGCCGGGCTGCCAGGTCGGCGGCGCAGTTGTTCACGTGGACGACGTTGCGGCCGTTCTGGGAGCTGGCGGCGGCGGGGATGCTGCGGTCGCGGGAGCAGGAGGTGGGGCGGCCGTTGCCGGTGGCTTCGCTGCGGATCGTGCGGGACTGCTTGGACATGCTGGCGCGGGTGGTGGTGCCGGGGAAGCGGGTGCGGTTGCCGGTGGTGGAGCAGCCGGCGCCGAAGCAGGTGGTGCCGGCGAGGGCTCGGACGGCGTTGTATCGGGAGTTGGTGGACATGGCGGGGGCCGGGCGGTGGGAGCGGCAGGCGGGGTTGGGGTTGTCGGTGGAGGAGCGGGCCCGGCTGCTGGCGATGGTCGCGGTGGTGCTGGATACGGGGGCGCGGTCGGGGGAGTTGGCGGCGTTGCGGATGCCGGACCTGGCGGTGGGGGAGGAGGCGGTGGCCGTGCGGCGGCGGGTGCAGCGGGGGGCGTCGCGGGTGGAGGAGATCGCCGCGGTGGCGGAGGTGCGTCCGGCGTCGGTGCACCGGGTGCTGGGGGGTCGGTGGGAGAGCGTGTCGTACGCGACGCGGCAGCGTGTTCTGGCGGCGGTTGAGCGGCTGGAGCCGGCCCGGGAGGTGGAGTGGTATCGGTTGCGGGAGGGGACGCGGGTGGCGGTGCGGCGGTGGCTGGAGGTGCGGGAGCGGGTCATCGGGGCGTTGCCGTTGGAGGGGGGTCGGCCGGGGGTGTGGGTGACGTTGTCGGCGACGACGGCGGGCCCGCCGGGGATCACGCTGGGGCCGCGGGGGTTGCGGATGTCGTACGGGCGGGGGATGGCGGCGTTGAATCTGGCGATGGGGGGCCGGTGGGGGTGGGAGCCGTTGCCGACGACGATGGAGCAGCTGCGGCGTGCGGTGGATGCCGAGCCGTTGGAGGAAGGGGAGGTCGCGCGGTTGCGGTTGCGTGAGTAGGTGTCGCTCGGGTGCGCGTCGGGGGAGGCGGTGCCTGGGGTGGGGTCGTACGGTCGGCTGGTGGGCGCGGTGACAGGACGGCGTCCGCGTGGGGCGGCTCCGTGTCTCTTTCGCACGTGCGCGGGGCCGCCACCCTGCCGGCCGGGAGGGCTCGCTGGCCCTATAGGCCGGGTATGGGGTCTTGGTCGACGTGGTGGCGGTCGTGGGGGATGCGGGTGTCGGGGTCGCATTCGGGGCCGAGTCGGCGGCGGCGGGATTCGGGGTCGGTCAGCTCGCGCTTGCACTTGCGGCACCAGACGCGGGCGGGCAGGCCGGGCGGCGGTGCGGTGAGGGGCTGCTGCTCCGGGTGGGCCATGTGCCCAGTCTGGCGGAGGGGGTGGCGGTGTGACATGAGGTTTCGCTACGCTGCGCGTGCGCGATGCGTGTGCATGCGTGAGGCCACCACCCGGTTCGGGGCGGTGGCCTTCGTTGTCTGCTGGTCAGGTGAGCGCCACTCGGTGGCGTTCGATGTACCAGCGGTGGGACTGCATGAGATCGCCGACCACGGCTGAGAGCGGCCCGTGGGCGCCGTGACTGCCGCCGAATCCGTCCTTGTCGGCGTACGTGACCCACCACCGCTGGACGCCGCTGGCGTCCCGTCCCATGTAGGTGATCCGGGGCTTGATGGGCTTTCGGACCATGATGACGGCATCATCTTCAAGAAGACGCTGCCAGTACGTCCTGTTCGGATACGGGCGGCCGTCGAAGGTGTTGGTGGCCGCTCGCGCCCGGTCGCGATCCTCGGTTTCCAGAATCGTCGTCCAGTCACCGAGCTGCGGGAAGGTCTTCAGGGTGGCTTGCACGCGGTAGAGCGGCATGAGGTGGTTCCTTCGGGTCAGGCGGCGAGGTGGGTGTCGGTCTGGGTGAGCTTCACGCGGGGGCGGTAGTCGGCGTCGTCCTTGTCGCGGGCCAGCTCGTAGAAGAACAGGGCCTGGGCGTCGTCGGTGGGCTGGGGCTCGGGGCGCTCGTAGGTGGTGGGCTCGGGCCGATCCAGGGTGAACGGGATGCGGTGCAGGGTGTAGGAGCGTACGCGGCTGATGCGGAAGTTGCGCTCGTCGCCGCGGAGCCGGCACATGGCGACGATGACGATGTCGCCGTCGTCGGTGGTGCGGATGTCGTGGGGCTCGATGGTGCGGACGGTGTCGGTGCCGTCGCGGTCGGTGTAGGTGATGGTGACGGCGTGGCGGCGGTCGAGGGCGCGGTAGAGGTCGGTGAGGGTCTTGGTGGTGGTCTGGCGGTTGGTGTGCTTCACAGCGTCCCCCGGTGGTGTGTTGGTGTGTCCCACCCTACTCATATTCTCTTGCATACGCAAGAGGTTATGGTTAGGGTGGACCCACCAGAACCGGACGCGCACACCCTCCCCGATGGCGTGCGCAAGAGAATATGGAGGAAACTGGCGTGGCCAACGCCCGCACGCGCCCCCCGACCACCCACCGGTCCCGGCGGCGCCCGCCGAGAGGACCCCGCCCCGTGCCCACCAAGAGCGACGCCGACCGCCGCCTGCACCACAACCTGACCGCCGCCTCCGCCAAGCTCCGCGAAACCGGCGCCCCCGACCTGGCCGAAGCCGTCGACCAGGTCCTCGCCCCCGGCGGCTGGCACGCCCTGCGCCGGCTGGAGAACGCCGCCACCGCGGCACCGAACTTCTCCATCCCCATGCGCACCGCCGACCGCGACACCGCCAAGCGCCTGTCCGAGAAGGCCGGCGAGTCCCTCACCGCCATCGTCGAGAAGCGCCTGACGGACTTCGTCGCTGGCACCTTCGACCCGCGCGTCGCCCGCGCCACCCGCAACTCCGGCGCCGCCCAGGCCACCTCGAACCTGAACATGCGGCCCAACCCCGACCTCGTCCAGCAGGTCCGCGCCCGCGTCGACGAGCTCAACGCCTCCGGCCGCTCCCCGAAGCTCAGCGCCGCCGGCGTGGCCCGCGCGGCGATCGAGGAGCACTACCAGCTCGGCCAGTACAAGCCCGCGGACAAGGCGCAGTAGCACTCCGGCACGACGGGCCCAGGGGCCGGACGCCGACAACCAGCCCCTTCGCCCCGTACCGCGCGTGACAACCCCATAGGAGAGACCTCATGGCCACCGCCATCCAGGCTGCCGCACACGCGGGCGGCCCGACTTCGCACACCCTGAACCAGCCCGACGGACTCGACTTCGAGGACGCGGTACGCGCCGCAGAGAAGGCCCGCATCGCTCTCACCGGCCCGTCCGGTTCGGGCAAGACCTACACCGCGCTCAGCATCGGCACGGGCCTCCTGCCCGACGGCGGTACCCTCGGCGTCATCGACACCGAGCGGGGCTCCGCGTCGAAGTATGCGGGCCTGTTCACCTTCAAGACGATGAAGCTGCCCAGCTTCGAGCCGCAGGCCCTCATCCGCGCCCTCGCCGTCGCAGCGGCACGTGGCATCGACGTCGTCGTCATCGACTCGCTCACGCACTTCTGGTCCGGCCGCGGTGGCGCTCTCGCCCAGGTCGACCAGAAGACCCGGGCCGCCAACTCGAAGAACGCGTTCACCAGCGGGTGGAAGGACGTCACCCCGCTCCTGCACGACATGCTGGACGCGATCCTCGCCTACCCCGGCCACGTCATCTGCACGATGCGGGTGAAGACCGAGTGGGTGCTGCAGGAGAACCAGAACGGGAAGAAGGAGCCCACCAAGGTCGGCATGAAGCTCGACCAGCGCGACGGCATCGACTACGAGTTCGACCTCGTCGGCGCCCTCGATCAGAACCACGTCATGGTCGTGGACAAGTCCCGCTACCCGACCATTGAGGTCGGCTCCCAGCACGACAAGCCGGACTTCGCCTTCGGGCAGATGATCGCCGGCTGGCTCGACGACGGCGAGGGCAGCGCACTGGGCGTCATGGACTTCGCCCGCCTCGCCGTCGACCCGGCGATGACCCCGCAGCAGCTGCTGGACCTGCTCTCCGACGTGGAGAACCGCGGTCTGCTTGGAGCGGCCGTCCTCGACCTGGGCAAGCAAGCTACGTCGCTGGGCTCCCTGATCCGGCTGATGGGCTCGGCGGCCCGAGCGAAGGACCCGGCCACCACCCCCGACGACCTGCGAGCCCTGCGCATCCGCATGGAGCAGGCCGGACGGATCGGCGCACTCGTCCCTGGCATGGACGGCGAGCCGACGCCTCTCGGCGACCTCATCAACTTCGTCCAGACCACCCGTCACAACAGCTCGGAGCAGGGGCGACGCGACGACGCCGGAAGGACGGCGGCCGCATGACGGAGACCCCGGATGGACGGCCCCACGGGTACGCCCGGTACAAGCTGGACGGCTGCCGCTGCAACATCTGCGGCTGGGCCGTCGCCTCCTACAACGACGCGCGCGAGCACGCCATCCGCAAGGGCCAGTGGCAGCCGTTCGTCGACGCCAGCCCTGTGCGCGAGCACCTGCTGAGCTTGCGGCAGTGCGGCATCGGGCTCCGCACCGTCGCACGCGCCTCGGGAATCGACCGCAAGCGCCTCCAGGCCATCGTGACCGGGCGGCCCGAGCGGGGGACAGGCCCCCAGCGGCAGGTCCGGCCCGACCTGGCCGCCGCCGTCTTGGCGGTCCAGCCGTCCTTCGACCTGCTGGCCCCTTCCACCCAGGTCGACTCCACCGGCACCCACCGCCGCCTCCAGGCGCTGGTGGCGGCCGGGTGGCCACAGCACCACCTGGCCGTCGCGCTCAACATGACGGACGCCAACTTCGGAAGCATGCTCCGCCAGAAGCAGGTGCTGGCTCGCCGGGCCCGGCAGGTCAACGCCCTGTACGACGACCGCTGGCACCTGGATCCCCGCGACCACGGCGTGAACGTCCAGGCGTACTCCCGAGCCCGCAACCACGCGGCCACCCGCCGCTGGGCACCGGTCGGCGCCTGGGACGACGACGACATCGACGACCCCAACGCGCTCCCCGACTGGACGGGCCAGTGCGGCACCCCCCAGGGCTACCACGCCCACCGAACCCTGAAGATCCCCGCGTGCCCGCCCTGCACCGCCGCCCACGCCGCTCGGCACCGCCAGACGAAGCAGAACGCCGCCTGACCCGCCCGGGTCAGGGCCGGCCGATACGCAGACCTGATCCGGGCCCCGGCGGGGCCCACTCCACTCACCCGAGGAGGCCCCGCCATGGGGACCATGCTGCTCGCCTTGTCCTACCTGTCCGCCGCCGCCGTGCTGCTGCTGTACGCGGCGGCGGTCGTCGTCTACTCGCGGCACGTCCGCGACCGGCTGCGCGCGGAGCGCCGCGCCACCGTCACCGCCCGCCTCACGGCCGCCGTCGACCAGCGCGACGCCGCGGCCGCCCGCCGGGCCCGCACCGCGCACAGCGCGGTCCTCGCCGAGGCCGAGCACATCGTCGACACCGCCTACGCCACCCAGCAGGAAGGGGGACACCCGTGACCGCCACCAGCCCGGCCGCCGCCTGGCGGACCCTGACCGACCACCCCCACTACCGCTACCGCGGCTGCCAGCCGGACCCGGAGCAGCCGGCCCGCGCCGCGGGCGACCCGGACCTCAGCATCAACGCGTGGCTGCCGTACACCGGCGACGGGCAGGAGAACCAGGCCGACCGGCACGCCCGTGAGCGGGCCGCGATCGTCGTGTGCGGGTTCTGCCCCGTCAAGGCCGCGTGCCTCGCGTACGCGACCACCCTGACGGCCGACGGTCTCCTCGCCGAGCCGGAGGGCATCTGGGGCGGTCTGCGGGCCCTGGAGCGGCACCGGGCCCTGATCGCCTCCCGCACCCACACCACGAGCCCCGTCGCGTGCGCGGACGCCGGGCAGCAGCCGACGGCGGAGAAGCTCGCCGAGGCCCGCACCCCCGCCAAGACGGCCGTGCTGCGCGCGCTCGCCCGGCACACCGACCCCGACCTCGTGGCCGCCGCCGCGGGCCTGGACGTGCGCACCGCGAACTGGCATCGCTCCGCCCTCGTGTCCCTGCTGGGGCTGGACAAGGAGACCACCACCCGCGAGCAGCTCCTGCACGCCGCGGTGGCGTACGGGCTGCTGCCGGACACCGTGCGGATCGTCCCGGACGGCCGCTGGCCGCTGACCGCCGCACCCACCACGGACGGCGCCCGCCAGCGGCGCCTGGCCCCCGACATGCCTGTCCAGCTCACCATCCCCGGCCTGCCGCACTACCCGCGCCGGCTCCGGCGCCGTATCCGCCGTCCCGCGCCCGCGCCGGCCCGCCGGCTGCGCCTCGTCCGACCGCCGACCATGCCCGTCCCGCTCCCGCACCGTGCCCTGGAGTACGCCGCATGACCCACCCCGCACCCCGTAAGCCCGACGCCGACGAGCCCCACCGCGTCGACGGCCCCCATCAGGTCGACGGCGACAGCGTCGACGTCGACCAGGCGCTGGCCGCCCGCTGCACCAGCCACGGCGACTACCTCGCCGGCCTCATCGCCACCGCCATGCTCGACACCGCCGCCCGCCCCGACCGCCTCCCCGAAACCCTCTTTCCCGACGCCGACCCCACCCTCGTCCGCGCCATCTGGAACACCGCCCTCCCCGTCGGCTACCACGCCGGCCTCATCGCCGCCCACCCCCGCTGGGCCCCCGACACCCTCACCCGCGCCCACCACGACCTCGCCCGCGCCGGATACGCCGCCATGGCCCACCTCGCCGCCCGCTCCGCCAACACCCACCACCGCACCACCCCCCGCCCTCCCGACACCCCCCAGGGAGACCAGCCGTGACCACGCCGCCCCGACGCGGCCGCGGCCGCCCCGCCACCTTCACCACCGCCACCCGCCGCGTCTTCCTCGACGCCGTCGCCGCCGGCACCCCCCTCGGCCAAGCCACCCAACTCGCCGGCGTCAGCCCCACCACCCCACGCCGCCACGCCCGCACCGACCCCGCCTTCGCCGCCGACCTCGCCGCAGCCAAGGCCGCCGGCCGCGAAGCCCGACTCGCGAACGTCCCCCACGGCGAGTCCCGCTACAACAACTACGGCTGCCGCTGCACCACCTGCCGCACCGCCGCGACCACCGCCCGCACCAACCGCCGCCACACCACCAATCCCGACCCCCAGGTCGTCACCCTGCCTGCTCCGGCCGCGAGTTCGTGTCCTTCTTCCTTGTTGCTGGCCAAAGCGTCTTGACCGCCCGGCGGGCCCGGTTGCTGGCGTCCCTTATTTATGACCGCTTTCTATAGGACACGGGCGGACGGTCGTACGCACGTCCGATGACCTGGATATCTGATGACAAGTCCACTGATCCGACACGACTTCCAGGGGAGGAAGACAGGTGACGAGGTCAAGGGGTAGGCTGCGCCTTGCGCCAGACGACCACTCAGGTTCACGGCGCGCGCAGAACAACAAAACGGCCTCGCTCCCCCGGCTGGTAACCGGGATCGACGCGAGGCCGGCCGCCAACCTCACAGACAGGTGACGACGTGACGAAGCGTACCCGCCCATGCGGGCAGACAGACAGTGGGACCCGAGACTCCGGCGTGAACATCACACCGCCGTCGAGCACGGGCCCCGCCACCACAACCCCCGCCCCCGCATGAGCGCGGTCGTCCGGCAGCTCCGCCGGACCACGACTGTCGACGGCCAGCCGATGGGCGTCGAGCTGGCGGCGGACTACTGCGAGTGCAACCGCGGCCCCGTCATCGGCATCGTTCAGTACACCGATCGGCAGGTCCGGTTCTTCTCCCTGGACAGCTGGCAGGCGAGCACGCATCACGACGCCGCCGACCTCCGCTGCGTCGACTGCCTCGCTGAGGCAGCCTTGGCGGTCGCCAACGGCACGGTCCGCGAACGGATGCAGAAGCTGTCGCGTCAGCGCGCCGAAGGGATGCAAGCGCTGATGCGGACCAACGCCATGCGACGGGAAGCCGGACTGCCGATCGTCCCGGCCATCATCCCCGAGGGTAACGACTGGCCCCTCACCCAGACTTCTGCGCCTGTTCCGGCGCAGACCCCACCAACTGATGGAGATCAAGTGACGTAGCCCTTATCGGGCGGGAGGTCCCTGGGCCCCTTGGCGGGGGCTCATCCTCTACCGCCTGGCCGCTGGTGTTGGCGCACCGTGCGCGGCCTTCATTCCACGGCCCGGAGTTGGCGCTCCGAGCTAAGGCCCGACTCTCAGATCCGGTTTGGCGACCGGGCCCGAGGTGTCGAGCGAGATCAGGTTCTCGGCAGAACCCCGAAGTCCCCACCGGGGGCCTTCGTGCATTCACGCGTCCAGTGAAAGCAGGTACATAGTGCCGTACGAGCACGCTACTTGTCAGCTTGAGCACGCCCGCATGGGCGTTTCGTCCCCTATTTCCCCCACCGTCGGCGGCATCGAGTGCCCCGAAACGCAGCTCCGGGTGGCACCCGAGCAGCAGTGGCTCGGCACCACCACCGGCCGGATCGCCCCCGACCCGTACTCGTGGATGCAGGCCGTGCACTGGGTCGGCGGCTCCGGCCTCTACACCCCCTCGCAGGAGCACGGCCCGAAGTGGGGGCCGACCACGGCCCTCATCGCGCAGGAGATCTCCGCGCTCGGCGAGTGCCGGCCGTCCGTCGGCTACCTCGCGCGGAAGCTCGGCCTGTCCGAGCGGACCGTGAAGTACCACCTGGCGATGCTGCGGGAGGCCGGGCTGCTGGTGTACCGCAGCAAGGGCACCCGGCTCTCGGGCCGGGTCCGGCAGGCGTCCGTGTACGAGCGGGTCATCCCCACGGCGTTCGATGAGGCGCTCGGCATCCGGACCGTGCAGCGCGACGAGGACGCCCCGGCGTACACGCGGGTCCCGGTCGGCATCGCCGAGACGGGCCGGAAGCTGATCGGGAAGCTCGCGAAGAAGGCCGCCCGCAAGGTCCGCCGCCGGAAGCGGACATCCCGGACTCGTTCGCAAGCCTCACGTTGCACCCCAATGCAGGGTGGTACCTCAGGTCTCTCCACTGCCGGTACTTCCACCGTTCCCTCTGAGAGCAAGCTCGCAAGCGGGCAGAGGAAGTCCCCCACCCCGAAGAAGCCCAACCGCGCGCCGCAGGCCCTGAACCGGGTCGGCCGCCGCTACCAGCTCGCCGGCGAGCTCATCGCCCAGGTGCCGTGGCTGGGCCACGCCTCCCGCCCGCGCATCGCGTGGATCGTCCGGCACGTCGCCGACGCCGGCTGGACCGCTCTAGAGATCCAGGCCGTCGCCGAAGCCACCCCCCTCACCGCCGCCGACGTCCGCCGCCCGTCCGGGATGCTCGCCCACCGCCTCAAGGGCGCCGCCGACCTGTTCACCACCCCGGAGCGGCGCCGCACCGCCGTGGTGGCGTGGCAGGAATCCCGCACCGCAGAGCAGGCCCGCCACCGCGCCTTCGACAACCAGGTGCAGCAGCAGCCGGTGCGCATGTCGGTGCGGCGCCTCGTCAACGAGGCGTGCGCCCAGGTCGCCGCCGCCGAGGCGGAAGGCGCCGTCGAGTACACGGCCAGCAGCACCAGCAGCATCGACGACCTCGACCGCACCACGGTCCTGCAGATGCGCGCCGCCGCCGCAGCCGACCACGCCCTCATCCACACCGCTCTCGAGGTCCTGGGCGAGACCGACACCCGCCGCCTGTACACCAACCGGCTCGTCGACCTCGCCCTCACCACCGCCGCCCAGCAGCCCGCCCCCGCCGCGTTCTGACAGGAGGACCCCCTGATGCCCGACACCTCGCAGCCCGCGGGCGCGGACCTCGCCCGCCAGGCCCTCAACGCCTACCGGGCCAAGGCCGCCAACACCCCCACCGGGCCCGGCCGCAAGCCCCGCCCCCGCCCGCGCCGTACCGACCGCGGCAGTGGCCGCGACCCGATCGGGTTCGGCGCGCTCCTCACCCAGCTCGGCGCCGAGCAGGGCTGGACCACCAGCCTCGACGGCGGGAGCATCCTCGACCGGTGGGACGAGCTGTGCCCCAGCGCGCTCCTCGGGCACGTGCAGCCCGTCGCCTACGACCCGGACAAGGGACGGCTCGACCTCCGGCCCGCCTCCGACGCGTACGCCGCGCAGCTGCGCCTCCTCGGCGGGCAGCTCGCCCGGCACCTCAACGACCGCCACGGCCGGACCACGGTGCGCAGCATCCGCATCCTGCCCGTCGGCACCCTCACCCCGACCGCGCCCCCGCCCGCGTCCGGCCGCGACGAGGAGGACGCTCCGGTCCGGACCCGCGAGACCGCGTCCCCCGGCTACCGGCGGGCGCTCGCCGCCGCCCTCCAGCACAAGCCCGCCCGCGACACCCTCCTCGATGAGCGGATCCGCGCCGCCGTCGACGCGTCCGACCGGTGGCTCGCCGACCCCGCCAACCGGCAGCCCGAGACCGCGTTCACCGACGGAATCGCGGCACGCGAGCAGGACGTCGAGGCCGCGGGCCCGCCGCCCGGCAGCCTTGAGGCCAGCATCCAGGCCGCCCTGCGCCACAAGCACACGGGGAACAGGCGGGAGCCGCGCCGCCTCTTCCAGGCGTCGTGACCGCCCCGCACCGAGCGCCCGCGCCGCCCCGGTATTACGCCGTAATGAAGGCGCCGCTGCCGGTCCGGAGCGCGGGCCGGCGCGCGGACGGCTTCATTACGGCGTAATACAGGGAGGGCCCCGGCGTGAGCAGCAGGCCCTCCCGGAGGGCGGCGGACCATCGAGTATTACGCCGTAATGAAGGCGGGGCCCGATCGGGTGAAGCCGCCCGGAAGCCCGCCCCACGGGGTCCATCTCCACCACGAGGTCAGTAAGGTGACGCCATGGCATCACCGTACCCCCAGGGAGACCGGGAAAAGGTAGCGTCGAAGCTGCCGCCGAGCCTCCGTCAAGAGCTGAAGATCCGGGCAGCCGAGTACAGCCTGGACATCCAGGACGCCGTCACCACGGCCATCACCACATGGCGCGAGACGCCCGGCGGAGCCCCGGCCGACACCACCGGCGCCGAGTCGTTCAGCACCTGGCTGCCCGCCGGCCTGTACGACGACTTCAAGGAGACCTGCACCGGGCGCGGCATCTCCTACGTCCAGGGCCTCGCCCAGGCCGTACGCCGCTGGCTCGACGCGAACCCGTCGCCCGCCGACCGGCCCGCGGGCGGCATCCCCGAACGGAAGATCATCTGCAACCAGAAGGGCGGCGTCGGCAAGACCGCCATCGCCGCAGGGACCGCCCAGGCGTACGCCGAAGCCGGCAAGCGGGTCCTCCTCGTCGACTACGACCCGCAAGGACACCTCAGCGACCAGCTCGGCATCGACCAGATCGAGCCGGGACACGACAGCCTCGTCTCCCACATGTGCGGCGAGAGCGACCAGGACCTGCGCGACCTCCTCGTCACCGTCGACGACGAGCGGTACGGCAAGCGCCTGGACATCCTCCCCTCCTGCTTCGACGGGTTCCTCCTCGACGCGAAGGTCGCCATCAAGGCCGCCCAAGCCCGCGGCTACCAGAAGGAATCCGCGCTCGAGCGCGCCCTGGCCCCCGTCGAGGGCGACTACGACGTCGTCGTCATCGACTGCCCCCCGAGCCTGGGCATCGCCATGGACGCCGCGCTGCACTACGGACGGCGCCGCCAGGGCGAGCCCGCCATGAAGTCCGGCGTCATCATCCCGGTCCTCGCCGAAGACTCCTCCGCCACCGCCTACGGCATGCTCGCCGGGCAGATCCAGGACCTGTGCCTCGACCTCGACCTTGAGATCGACTACCTGGGCCTCGTCGTCAACCTCTACGACAGCCGCCGCGGCGTCATCGCCACCTCCTCCCTGAAGCAGTGGCGGGAGCTCGGCGAGCCGCCGGTCCTCGCCGTCATCGGCGACCTCAAGGAGCAGCGCGAGGCGGTCCGCAAGCAGATGCCGCTCCTGTCGTACGCCCCCAGGTCGGAGCAGGCCGACCTGATGCGGCAGATCGCCGGCACGCCCCGTGAGAAGGGCGGCCGGGCATGAGCAAGGCGCAGGCCCTCGGCAGCTCCAACGCCTTCGCGGCCGCCCGCGGCGCGCGGTCCGCGCGCAGCGCCGTCTTCAACGCCGCCGTCGGCCGGACCGACAGCGTCGTCACCAAGCTGCCCGTGACCGCCATCAGCCTCAACCCGGAGAACCCGCGCAGCGACCTCGGCGACCTCACCGAGCTCGCCGGGAGCCTGCGCGGCAACGGGCAGAAGACCGCCATCAGCATCATGACCCGGCAGGCGTACCTCCAGGCCAATCCCGACCGCGAGGCGGACCTGGAGGACGGCACCACTTACGTGGTCGTCGACGGCAGCTCCCGGCTCGCCGCGGCCCGCGAGGCCGGCCTCACTGAGATCAAGGTGATGCTCGACGACGAGCTGGGTGGCAGCCCCGCGGAACTCCTCGAGTCCGCGCTCGTCGCCAACATCCACCACCGGCAGCTCAGCCCCATGGACGAGGCGGAGGCGCTGCACAAGCTGCTCGGCGTCTACGGGACACAGGACGCCCTCGCCCGGCAGCTGCACCGCTCGCAGGGCTGGGTGTCGCAGCGCCTCGCCCTGCGCAACCTCACTCCTGAGCTGCAGGCGCGCCTGGAGGCGGGGGAGGAGAAGGCGGATCTGCTGCGGCGGGTCGGGCGCAAGAAGCCCGAGGAGCAGGAGCAGCACCTCGCCCGGCTCAAGGAGGAGGAGAGCCTGAAGGCGGCCGCGAAGAAGGCGGCGGTGAGCAGGGTGACCTCCCCGCCCCCGCCCCCGCCTTCCGGCGCAGGCCCGGCGGAGCAGCCGGCCCGGTCCGGACCCGATACCCCCAACCACGCTGCGAACCAGGGCGGCGGCGTTCATTACGGCGTAATGAAGCCCGCCGCCCCGGCCCCGCCGCCGGCCGCCGATGCGGCGCCCAGCCCGCTCCCCGTGCCGGGCCAAGCACAGCCCCAGGCTTCACCGCAGGCCCCCGCAGCACACGAGTCCGGCCCGGTCTCCGCGGCCACGGTCGAAGTGTCACCTGCGGCCCCCGCGGAGGTCGCCGCGCGCCTGTTCACCGAGATGTCGCAGGAACAGCGGGCGATCTTCCTGGCGCACTTCGTGATGCACATGAAGAAGGCGGGCGAGCTGGACGCAGCGGGCATCAACCCGGAAGTCCAGCCGTGACCGGGCATTCCACCCGCCACGCCCCTATCTGCGTGTCGAGATGCCGGTCTACAATCGCCGTCATCTGACGGGCACGCCCGTGAGGTCTCAGGCCCTCGAGGGCTGGGGCGGGTCGTTGTCGGCAACACCGACCCTGCCTCAGACCACCGAGGGTCTCCTCATGCCCGCAGCTCCGACAGCGTCGTCGGCACCGAGCGGTCGCATGTGGCTGGTATACAGCGGTGCACCGGTCAAGGCGTGGTCAAAACTAAGGAGACACTGACCAACCGGGTCGGTTGGTGTCACAGTGGCTCACCAGGGGGCTGACTGGCAGCAGCTCTCCGGCCGCACCGGCACCACAGCGCCGGAGCGCGCCGCCCCTTCCACACGACTGCCGGAGGAGCGGAGACTCCCCCCATGTCCGCAGCTGAACCGGTCCGACCGCCGGGCAGGCACATCATCCGCCTCGTCCCCCGCCGCGCAGACCGCCCCGCCGGCCTCCCCGCCGACACCGGCGCCCCTCCCCCTCCCCCGCCCGCCAGCGCGCCCGTGCCGGCGCTCGCCGAGACCGTCGAGGCGATGTTCCTGGAGGAGGGCCTCACCCTCACCGACCCCGCCACCGCCCACGCCTTCGACGTCACGATGAGCGCGGTCGTCCTCCTCGTCCAAGGCGCCCAGGAGGAAGGGGTCCTGGAGACCGACGCGTACACGATCCTGCGCCGGATCCTGGACGACATGCGGGCCACACCAACTCACCTGTGAGCCCCGCCCTCACCTAGTGGGAAGCGCTCTCAGGGCACTCGCCGCCGTCTTCACACGATCTGTTCAATCGGAGACCATCCTGTGTCACGATTGGACAGGTCCGGACGACCCGGAGTAACACCCTCCGGCCGCCCCGGCGCGCGCCCCGGCCCATCGTGTCCCCGCTCCGCGCTCCCCGGCGGCCACTTGCGAACGGGGAGCGCTGATGAGCCACACCGGAGACGACGACAGCGCAGCACATCGCCTGCGTCTCCTGCAGAGCGAGTTCCTGCAGCCGAGCCGCCCGTACGGCGAGGCGCACGTCTCCCGATCCACCACCCCCAGCGCGCCGATCCGCCTGGGCATAGCCGATCACATAAGCGAGGCCGTCGACGAGGTCGAGAAGATGACGCGCTCCGAGGTCCCCGACGCCGGCGCCCGCCCGAACGCCCCGGAACTCGTCTACGCGTGGGCCGTCCAGAAGACCCGTCACCTCGACCCTCAGCGGCAGATGGTCCGCGACACGGTCATCTACCGGCAGTCCCTGGAGCACGCCATCGCCATGGGCGACCACTCCGTCATCCGCCGGCACCCCTGCCCCGCCTGCCGCACCTGGGGCCTGTTCTGGCGGGCCAGCGTACGCAAGGCGGTGTGCGTCAACCGGTACTGCGTCGACGACGCGGGCCGCGCGCGGAGCTGGGAGCTGGCCTACCTGGCGCACCGCCACATCGCCGCGCAGGCCACGCGATCCCACCGCGACGTGCGTGCAACCTGACGGCACGTTCGGCTGTCTACTGGGTAAGCGCACCACCAAGCGTCACCACTGCATCACTACCAAGCGGGGTGCCCAGGACACGCCTGGTGCCCCATACCCGCATTCCGGTCGCCGCAGCTGCGAACTGCGGCGGCTGTTCCTTTCGGGGAGGGCCGAGCATGGCCGTCGAGTATGTCGTCCCGTACGCCGTGGCGAGAGAGCTCGTCACCTACAAGCAGGCTGAGGAGATGCTGGCCGATACGCCGTATCCGGTGTCGGGCAGGACGCTGCAGCGGTGGGCCCGACAGGAGCAGCTTCCTGTCGAGCGTATCCGCGGTGTCGTGTACGTGTCGTTCTCCGACCTGCTGATGGTCCATCTGGACAGGGCCTTGGGCAGGGAGCAGTAGCAGGGCCCAGGTAACCCCCCACTTCGTGAGCCCCGCCCGTCCGGGCGGGGCTTTCGTGTGTCCGGGCAACTCCAGCAATCCTCTTGCCTATGCAAGAGGGTATGGGTTACGGTGGCAGAGCCGACAACGACCCGCCCCAGGCGAGATCGCCCCATCACCACGAGGTCCCACCATGACCACCACCGTGATCCCGCACACCCTCAACCACCCCACCACCAGCGACTACCGCACCCTCACCCCCACCGCCCAGGCCCTCTTCGACCGCGCCCAGGAACTCGCCGACAACACCGTCGACGCCCGCGAGTACAACGCGTTCATGCAGATCGCCGCGCACGCCGCCGGCCTCCCCACCACCCCCGGCGCCGAGGTCGTCCACTGCGCCTGCCCCACCTGCCACTGCGCGCAGATCTTCCCCACCGACCTGCCGGGCCTGCACACCGTCGAGACCACCGACTACAACCTCCCCCGCCTGCAGTGCCCCACCTGCACCGACGCGCACCCCACCCCCCACGACGACTAACCCCCGCACACCCCCCGGCGCCGGGTCGAGCACCACACCCCCAGGGAGCGCAGTAGCTCCCCGGCGCCGGGTGCACAACCACCCCCACACCACACCCGCATCCCGCACCGGGAGACACCCATGTCCACCACCGGCACCACCCTGCGCACCGCCTGCCACCTCCTCAACTACTACGGCCTCGCCGACCCCAACCACCCCCACTACGCCATGCCCGACGGCCGCCTCACCCCCCTCGCCGCCCTCTACCGCGCCGCCACCGGCAACACCCCCACCCCCTTCCACGACGACCCCGACACCGCCAAGCACCTCCTCCTCACCCACCCCCTCGTCCACGACAGCATCCGCTGGATCTCCGCCGTCCTGCCCACCCAGCCCCGCCCCGACGCCGAGACCGGCCTCCCCGACCACATCGACCACATCGACCACTGGGCCGCCGACCCCGACCCCCACACCGGCCGCCACCCCAACACCAGCGACGTCATCGGCCTCCTCCTGCGCGCCGCCAACGCCGCCGACAACCTCACCCACACCACCGCCCCGCGCCACGCCGCCTGACCGTACGAAGGAGAACCCCGGCCATGACCACCATGACCATCGCCCCCGCCACCACCGGCCCCGACGACACCTCCGAGTACGCCGCCGGCCGCGCCGACGCCTACGACGACGCCCACACCCTCACCCTCCCCCAGCTCCACACCCGCGCCGCCCACTACATCGCCTACGCCACCCCCGCCCGCGCCGCCGGCTACGCCGACCGCGTCCACGAGACCGCCATGGAGCGCGCCGCCGTCACCGCCGCCGAGACCGAGCTCGCCCACACCAGCCCCACCACCTGGGCCCGCACGAACGACGCCGCCGCGTGAGCACCCCGTCCACGCCCACCCCGGCGCCCTCCCCGCTGACGCAGACGGCCGCCGAGGTCCTCGCCGAGCGGTCCACCCCGTGGGTCTGCCGTGAGGACCGGTACGAGTCGCCGCTCCACAGCAGCTACGCCACCCCGCACGACCTGCCCGATCCGGAGGTGAACGCATGACCGCCGCCCGCCTCGACGTCCTCCGCAACGCCGTACGCACCCAGCACGGCGAGTGGACCACCCACCACGTCCTCCACCTCTACACCGCCCGCGGACTGCGCATCCCCTTCCGCGGCACCGCCCGCCGCGACCTCACCCGCCTCGCCACCAACAACCGCCAGCAGCCCGACATGGTCTACGACGCCCTGAACCAGCGCTACGGAGTCCCGGGCCGCTGGCAGGCCGAAACGTCCGCCCGCGTCGACTGGGTCATCGTCGGCGGAGAGTCCGGCCGCGGCGCCCGCCCCATGGCCCCCCAGTGGGCCACCTCGCTTCGCGACCAGTGCGCCGCCGCCGACGTCCCGTACTTCTTCAAGCAGTGGGGGGAGTACGCCCCGACCGGCTACCTCGTCATCGGCAGCACCCGCAGGGGCACCCTCCTCGCCGGAGACCCGGTCGACGACCTCGGCCACCGTGTCGAGCTCGCCCGCGTCGGCAAGAAGACCGCCGGCCGCGAGCTCGACGGCCGCACTCACGACGCGTACCCGAAGGCGCCGTGATGGGACACCGCGCCAAGCCCAGCCGACGCCACCAGATCAGCTACGCCGCCCCCGAGAAGTACCGCCTCATCATCACCTACCCCGGCCAGCAGCGCCCCCGCCGCTTCAGCACCAGCGACCTCGCCCGCGCCCGCGCCGTCGCACGCCGCAACACCGCCAACGGCGCCCACGTCGACTTCCAGATCCACCGCGGCTGGGGCACGTACGAGACCACCCACACCTACACCCCGGAGCCCACCCCGTGACCACCACCACCGACACCCGACAACTCCGCCTCACCATCACCGTCCACGGCCGCCCCGCCCCCCAAGGCAGCAAGAAGTACGCCGGCCACCGCCGCAACGCCGCCTCCGGACGCATCTCCGCCGTCCTCGTCGAGCAGTCCAAGCGCGTCAAGCCCTGGCGGGCCCTCGTCACCGCCGCCACCACCCACGCCCTCACCGCCGAGCACAGCGGCCACGTCCCCGCCCACGCCCCCCCGCTCGACGGCCCCCTCGAAGCCGAGATCGTCTTCACCGTCCGCAAGCCCGCCAGCGCCCCCAAGCGACGCCGCACCTGGCCCACCACTCGCGACAGCGGCGACATCGACAAGCTCCTGCGCTCCACCTTCGACGGCATCGCCGACGCCGCCGCAGTCGTCGACGACTCCCGCATCATCCGCGTCACCGCCACCAAGACCTTCCCCGGCGAGCACCCCGAAGCCCTCGACCAGCCCGGCGCCGTCATCCGCCTCTACACCCTCACCGAGACCCCCACATGACCGACTGGCTCGCCGGCGCCGCCCTCCTCCTCTACCTGGTCGGCGTCGGCACCCTCACCCACGCCGCACCCCACGCCTGGCGCCACCTCACCACACAGGACCCACGGCTCACCCTCGCCCACGAGACGCAGCCCACCCTCCTGCCCCTCCTCCTGGCCATCGCCATCGTCGGCTGGCCCGGAACCCTCATCGCCCTCGCCCTCACCCGAACCCGCCGGAGCACCCGATGACCACCAAAACCCGCCGCCCCATAACACCCGCCGCCACGGCCACCTCCTGGCAGTCCTCCGCCGCCTGCCGCACCGCGGACCCCGAGCTGTTCTTCCCCGTCGGGAAGGGCCCGGAAGCCGAGCACAGGACCGCCCAGGCCAAGCAGGTGTGCGCCACCTGCCCCGTGCAGGACGACTGCCGCACCTGGGCCCTGGAAACCGGGCAGACGGCCGGGATCTGGGGCGGGACGACGGAGGCCGACCGGTGGGACGCCGGCATGCTCCAGACCCTCCGTGCGGAGCGCCGGAGTGTGGAGCGGGCCCGGCCCGCGTTCGACCGGTGCCTGGCCGCGCAGGACTTCATCGAGGAGCGGTACGCGGCGGGTGTCTCCCTGCGGCGGATCGGCCGGGAGCTGGGGGTGGGGTACGACGCGGTGCGCCGGGCCCTGAGGTTCTTCGAGGAGCAGGCCGCGGCCGAGCAGGCTGCGGCGGCCGGGATGGAGACGGCGGCGTGAGCGGGATGAGCGCGCGCGAGCGCGGGGACCTGGCGGAGAAGCTGCTGCCGGTGGCGGCGCTGCTGGCGACGTACGTGCGCGGAGAGGGCGGCCCGGAGGATGTGCAGCGCGTCCTGGACGATCTGGACGACACCGCCCGTGCGGCGCTCATCGTCGTGCTGGCCGGTCTGGTGGACCCGGACCAGACGGTGGGCGCGGCGCTCGGCTGGCTCAACTTCGACGAGGAGGGTCGGCTCCGGGTGCCGGACTGGGGGAACCGTACGAGGCTGCGCGAGTTGGCTGACGACGTTGTGCCGATCGCGAGTGTGCGCGTGGACGAGGTCGTGGTGGAGCGTCGTCTGGCCGGTGACAAGTGCTTGCCGATGACGCGGGCGGAGCGGCGGTTGGCTGTTGAGCGGGGTGTCCGTCGGGGGATGGGCTACGACGATCTCGCCGAGCTGCTGGGGATGACGCGGACGGCCGTGAAGCGGTCCTGGGAGCGTACGAAGGAGCGGCGCGGCGAGACGGGGCGGCGCGGGGCGACGGGGCCGGTGAGGCAGCTCCACGCGAGCTGACCGGCCGGCGCAGGTACGAGACAAGCAGACGCATTCGAGTTGAAGGAGACAGGCATGGCTGGAGAGACCGTGATCACCGTGGTGGGGAACCTGGTGGATGACCCGGAGCTGCGGTTCACGCCGTCCGGGGCGCCGGTGGCGAGGTTCCGGATCGCGTCGACCCCCAGGTCGTACGACAAGCAGGCGCAGCAGTGGGTGGACGGGGAGGCGCTGTTCTTGTCGTGCTCGGTGTGGCGGCAGATGGCGGAGCATGTCGCGGAGTCGCTGCAGAGGGGGACGCGGGTGGTGGTGCAGGGCCGGCTGGGGCAGCGGTCGTATGAGGACCGGGAGGGTGTGCGGCGGACGGTGTTCGAGTTGGAGGTGGATGAGGTGGGTCCGTCGCTGCGGTACGCGACGGCGGTGGTGACGAAGGCTGTGTCGTCGGGCGCGGGGCGGGGTGCGGTGGAGGCGGCGCGGCGGGAGCAGGGGGCGGTGTCGGCGCTGGATCCGTGGGTGTCGTCGACGCCGGGTGGGTCGGCTGGTGGTGGGTGGGGTGGGGGTGGTGAGCCGCCGTTCTGATGGTGGTGTGTGGGGGGCGGGGCCTGGCCGGGTGGTCGGGCCCCGCTTCGTGTGGGGGGACACCCCGTAAGCCTCTTGCGTATGCAAGAGGATATGGGTTAGGGTGGCAGTACCAGAACGGCACAACCCCGGCGAAGAGGAACCCACCATGACGATCACCAACGAACAGGTCCTCGCCATCCTCGAAACCATCGCCACCGACGACGACCTGTACGACCGGTTCCTCACCGCCGCCGAGCGCCTCACCGCCGCCCCCCGCGGCCACGACGGCCACGCCCCCGACGCCCTGACCGTCGAGGAGCTCGCCGCCGACATCGCCGCCCGCCTCTGACCAGCCACCCACACCCCACGGAGGCACAGCCATGTCCGACACGCTGCTGCGTTCCCTCGACCTCATCGAGCCCGGCGACCTGGCCCACTACCACGGCAGCATCACCGACCGGCACGGCCTGTACCTCGCCGTCCCGTGTACCTGCCGCCGGTGTCTCGCCGCTGACCACGCTGGGGTGGGGAGTCCCCGCTACGTCCTCCTGGACCCGTACGGCGAGGAGGACGCCGAGCTCAAGGTCGTTGCGTTCCCCGTACGCCGGCGGTCCATCAAGCGTTCCAACGCGAGCGCGTAAGACCTCGCGGACGCGGTTACCGCCGGGCCGGGGTCGTCTTCACCGCCCATCGGCCCGGCCCCCCTTCTCTCACACGACCGCCCAGTCCCGCGCTCCCGCCGCTTGACCGCTCACCCGATTCCGCAGCACCCCACCGCAACCGGGCCAGCCCTCCGTGGGCGGGCCCTCCCACACCACCCGGAGCCTCCCCATGACCCTCGACAATCTGATCGACGCCCTCACGGCCGTTGACTCCACGCTGATCGTCCCCGACGGGTTCACCAACCCGCACTCCTACCGGGGCTACTACGACGAGGTCGCCTTCGAGCCCGCCCACGACGTCACCGCGGGCGCCATGCTCGCCGACGCCCTGGCCGCCCGCGGCGCCACCTACACCGGCTGGAAGGGCGGCGAGTACACCATGACCGGTGACACCCCCTGCTGGCTCGCCCACGAGGGAAGCGCTGGCGGCGAGGCGCTCGACGAGGACCGGGTGCGCCGGATGCTGGCGTCGGCCCGCCCGGCCGATGCCGCCGGGGGGGCAGAGGTGACCATCCTCGACTTCGCCGAGCCGTCTGGCTGCACTCACTGCGGCGTACCGAAGCACCACCACGGCCTCCGGGGGCACCACACGGCTGGCCTGCACGCGTGGGGCAAGCCTGCGCAGCAGCAGATCAAGGACCGCATGCGTGCCCGCCGAGCCGCCCGCCAGGCCGCCGCGCCCACGCAGTACCACGCCCGCACCGCGTGGATGGCGGACAACACCGGCGAGGACGGCATCCCGTACTGCGCCGACTGCGGTACGGAGGGCTGCCGCCAGTGGATGCGGACCGACACGCGGCTGACGAAGCGGCGTATGGAGCTCGCCGGCATCAACCCCAAGCGCCGCAGCGGCGCGGGCTGGGGCGGCGTCGAGTCGCGGCCGTTCTGACACTGCGCGCGAAGGGCCGCCCGCGGACTGGGCGGACGGACCGGTACCCATCCCACCACACCACCCCGAGGAGACATCCGATGGCACGCCTACCGACCATCGTCACCCCAGCCCAGATGGAAGCCCTCCGTCTCGCCGCGAACGGCCTGACCGCCCGCCAGATCGCCACCCGCCTCAACATCAGCGAAGGCGCCGCACACCTGCGACTCAACGGCGCCGCCCACGCCCTCGGCGCCCACTCCCGCACCCACGCCGTCGCCCTCGCCATCCGCACCGGACTGATGGACCTCACCGAAGTACGACTCACGGACGGTGCCCAGAAGCACGCCACAGAGCCGCTGCACGGCCGTCTGGGCACCGCCCCGGGGTGCAGCGAGGGAAAGCCCGTCGGGCGCGCGACCACCCCGCAGACGGGCGCGCGGCGCCCCGCCGCCTGACACCCCTGCCCGGCAGCCACACCCCACCACCACCTGACCACCCGACAGGAGCCCACCGTGGACACCACCCCGCAGTCCCTCCTCACCGACCTGGCCCGCCTGCACCTCCGCGCGACCGCCTCCCCGCTGCCGGCCGACCCGGCCGCCATGGGCTGGCAGATGCAGACCGCCGCGGTCACCGGCCTCGCCGCCCGCCTGCTGCACGCCCTGGCCGCCGTCGACCCGCAGCAGGCCGCGGCCCTGGCCGACTGGTACGCGGGCCCGTTCGGCGAGGGCCCCCACCCGGCCAGCCACCTCCCGTGGCTGCACCGGCACGTCGCCCGCCCGGCCGGCGCCTCCATCGACCAGTGGCTCGACGACGCGCAGCAGCGCGCCGCCCAGGCCGCCGCCCGCCCCGCCCGCACCCTCACTCCCAACGAGCACGACTCCGCCTGGCACGCCATCGAGGGCACGGTCGGCGACCCCGACGCCGACCCCGGCACCGTCCTCAACGCCGTCCTGGCCGCACTCCGTATCCAGGCCCCGACGGCCGCCGACGAGCAGGCCGCCAGCCCCCGCCGCCGCGCCGCCTGACCCGGAAGGAGACCCGCACGTGCGCATCCCCATCCACGTCGTCCGCCAGTGGCACCCCGACCAGACCCACAAGACCGGTCACCTCCCCGGCGACGGGATCACGCCGCACCTCCGCGAGAGCGACTACTCCACCCGCATCCGCCCCGGCAGCCTCATCGCCTGGTCGGACCGCAGGGCCTACGAAGTCGTCGAGGTCCGCGAGCGCCCCGTCGACCTGTGGCCCGAGCACTTCCGCAACGAGTGGGACCGCTACACCGCCTGGTGGGTCGAGCAGGTCGTCGCCGGACGCGACATGGGCGACCAGCCCGAGAAGCACACCTGGAAGCACCGGCCCCTCGTCCTCGTCATCCGCCCCGCCGACCAGCCCACCGCCAAGGCCGTGCACTACGCGGTGCGCGCCTCCCGCACCTTCTACGTCCTGCCCGAGCACTACAGCGTGTGCCGCCTGTGCGGGGAGATCCCGCCGTGCACGCACGCCACCACCGAAGCCGCCATCCACCACGAGATGGCCAACACCGAGCGGCTGATGTCGATCCCGCCCGGCCACTGCCTCGACTGCGGAGAGCCGATCACCTTCCGCATGCAGGCCACCCGCTTCCCCGGCCCGAACCTGTGGCGCCCCGACCTCGGCGACGACACGGCCGTCTTCCACGCCCGCCAGCGGTGCTCCGACGGCGTGCGGGCCTACCGCCGGCAGTGGGAGGCCAAGGGCTACGCGAACGGCCAGCAGCAGCTCCCGCTCACCGACCCCACCACCTGACCCGCACACGAAGGAGCCCCGCCCATGCCCGCCCAGCCCCTCGCCGACGAGATGCCCACCACCTGGATCACTGCCGTCGCCGACGCCATCGCCCACCACGGCCACCCCATCCACACGACCCGCCCCACCGGCATCACCATCCACCTCACCCCCCAGCAGCGCCGCACCCTCCACGCCGACACCCAGCCCTACCTCCTCATCAGCTGGCACCCCGCCGGCATCGACTGGGGCCTCACCGCCGACGGCACCCACACCACCCACCCGCAGCCCCTCACCGACACCACCCACCCGGCGGAGGTCGCCCACACGGTCGACCGACTGCTGACCACCGGACAACCCACCGCCTGACGCCCTGCCCCGGCAGCCACACCCCCACCACCACCTGACCCACCCACCAAAGGAGAACCCGATGACCGACACCACCGACCACATCCAGCACACCTGGAACCTCCACCACCCCGGCCACGGCGACCGCGTCACCATCGACCTCTGGACCGACGGCTACTCCGTCCGCGTCGACGGCGGCAATAGCGAGTCCACCGAAGGCGGCCGCCAGGACGTCGAGAAGCTCCTCGAGCGCTACGCCCTGCGCGGCTACTGGGTGGAGAGCGACTACCCCGTCAACGACCCCGCCGCCCACGACGACGACACCGACCCGGACGAGCCCGCCGACAAGCCCGACGCCTGCCCCGAATGCGGCGCCCCCGTCGAACACGCCTCCAACCACGTCGCCGACCACCGCCAGGGCGACGCGTGGTTGTGCACCGGCTGCCGCTGGGGCGAGTGGATCTGACCCGCCTGACCGCTCATCCGGTTCCGGCCGGCCACGCGCGAAGGGCCGCCCACATCACCCCGCACGAAGGAGAACCGCCACCGTGACCACCCTCCCGCCCCGCGCCCCCAACGGGCTGCACGTCCTCGACCTGTGCAGCGGCGCCGGCGGCCTGTCCATGGGCTACTACCTCGCCGGATACGACGTGACCGGCGTCGACCTGCACCCCATGCCGAACTACCCGTTCACGTTCCACCAGGCCGATGCCCTGGAGTACCTGGAGCGCATCACCGCCAGCGGGGAGATCGAGCGGTACGACCTGGTCCACGCGTCCTGGCCCTGCCAGCACTTCGCCAACGTCACCAACTGGCGCGGCAACTCCGCCGACCACCCCGACCTGCTCACCCCCGGGCGCGAGCTGATGCAGGCCGCCGGCCGGCCGTGGGTCATCGAGAACGTCCCCGAGGCGCCCCTGCGCCCCGACTACCTCCTGTGCGGCTCCCAGTTCGGCCTCAATGTGCGCCGCCACCGCGCCTTCGAAACGTCCTGGGGTGGCGGCGGTGACCTGCTCCCGCCGTGCTGGCACCACAAGGGTCTGCTGCCGTTCATGCACAAGGCGGAGCGGGCCTACGCCGACGCGATGGGCTGCACGTGGATGAACAAGACCGAGGCCCGCCAGGCGGTGCCGCCCGCGTACAGCGAGTGGATCGGCCAGCAGTACCTCACCCACCACCAGGCCGCAGCCCCCGCGGCGTGACGCACGAAGGGCCGCCCCCGTCCGTAGCAGGGGCGGCCCGGCACCCATCCCACCACACCACCCCGAGGAGACACCCCGTGACCGAGCAGCTCGACCTCCACCGCCGGGCCCTCGCCCGCGCGCACGCCCTCACCGAGCAGTGGCAGGGCGACCAGACGCCCATCACCCGCGCCCAGGCCGCCGAGCAGCTGGCGGACGCGATTCAGCTCCACGGGTGGACGCAGACCGCCGCCCCGGTCGAGCGGCACCTGAGCCCCGTCCGGCCCGTCGAGGAGACCCGCTGATGGCCGCCGAGGAGACCCGCCCCGCGTACTCCCGCTGGCGCGTCGAGACCCGCGACCCCGACGCCGACGAGTGGGCGCCCGGCATGCCCTTCTACAGCGCCGACGAGGCCCACGCCCGCCGCACGTCCCTGGACACCCACCACCCGCGGTGGCGCGACGGGCGGCCGGTGGAGCGCCGCGTCGTCCGCGAGACCACCACCTGGACCGTCGAGCCCCACCGGTGAGCACCGTCCTGTACGTCGCTGGCGGCTGGCTGGCCCTCTCGGCCGCCACCGCCGGCGCCTACACCACCCTCCGCCACCTCTACACCCGGAGACACCG